GGATGGCACCTGCCAAGGACCTAGAACGTTTTGCGGAGACAGGATACAAAGAAGTGTTGGACGCAGACGCAACTCCAGGCACACTTGAGGATGGCAAACACAGGGTTTTCGTTGAGTTCGCGAGGGTTGAAGCGGTGGATCAACACATCAGGAAGTTCCTAGACGATCTCAAGAAACTCACAAACATAGAGACATTCGAATTCACGTATCACAAGAGGACCGTGCCATTCGAGGCCAGTGCCAAGAATCTAGCAGATGTACTGCCAAGGACACCAGAAGCATACAATCAAAAGATCAATTCTCTGAAACTGGGAGAGATAAAGGATTTCTTTGACAGGTTCCAGATGATGGAATTCAAACTGGACAACAACATGTTGCAAATAAAGAAACAGAACGCCGACACATTGAAGTTCGAACTACACGCATTTGGATCAACCAACATGATCATGAACGAGATCAGGGCATTCAAACTAGACGAGTCAGCGATGAGCGAATGCATGTACCTGACCAAATACTTTGGTCCATACCAGATCACCAAGACCACGGAAGACAGATTCATATTCAGCAAGGACGGTCAATCCGCCCTAATGAGCAAAGCAGGTTGGTAATATTTAATATACGCACTTATTGATAAATAAGTGTATGAGATTAAGCACAAACTTCACACTAGCAGAATTCACAAAAAGCCAAACAGCGACTAGGAAAGGCCTAGACAACACTCCAAGCGAAGAACACTTGGCAAGTGCAAAAGCACTGTTTGAAAATGTTGTACAGAAGGTCAGGGACAACTTCGGCCTAACAGTGATCAACTCGGGATACAGGGGACCAGCACTGAATGAAGCAGTGGGTGGTTCAAGTAAATCACAGCACTGCAAAGGTGAGGCGGCGGACATAGAATGTCCAGGCACAGGCAATTACGATGTGGCCAAATGGATATCCGAGAACTGTGACTTCGATCAATTGATATTAGAATTCTACACACCAGGCATACCTGATTCCGGTTGGGTACACGTGTCATACAAGTCAGAGGGCAATCGTAAGAGCACCCTGACTGCCATGAAGGAAAACGGTAAAACTGTTTACAAGCCTGGTCTTATCCAATAAATACGTACATTATGTTTTCAACAATAAAGATGGCAATAGCCATAATGTTAATCACCGGTATAGCCGGTGCGGGTGTGTACGTGATGAAACTACGGGCGGACAACGCCACGCTGAAGGCCAATCAGATAGAACTGGAAAAAGGCATAGAAGCACAGACAAAGTTGATAGAACAACAGAAGGTGGACTTCGAGGCCATAATGGAGAGCAACAAGAAACTCAATGCGTTGGTCATGACTTTCAAGAAGGATCTCGACGACCTGGACAAGCGTTTCAACAAGAAGAAAAGAGATTTCGGCAAACTTGCCATAGACAGGACGGAGGCCATCGAACGGATAATGAACAAGGGTTCTGTGAACGCCAAAAGGTGTGTTGAATTGGCATCAGGTGCAGAAAGAACAGAAGCAGAAATCAAAGCAACAAGGAAATCGGAGATTAACCCAGAGTGCCCGGCACTGGCCAACCCAAATTATGTACCTTATGAATAAAATTTTAGCAGTCGCATTAATACTTTTACTGACCGGTTGTGGAATAGGTGGAGAGAAGAGGATCAAACTGTTCACTGTTGAAGAACCTAGGCAGAAGTTGAACCTGCCAGACCCAATGCCATTGACCCTGGAAGACATACGCTGGATCATAATCACTTCTGAGAATGCCGAACAGGTTTTCAAGAAACTGGAAGAGGCAGGAATAGATCCCGTGCTTTTTGGATTGACCGACAAGGACTACGAACTTCTATCCAAGAACTTTGCACAGATCAGACAGAAATTACAGGAAACAAATATCCTACTTGAGGAATACAAGAAATACTACGAAGGAACAGAGGAGAAGAAAGATGTGGACGTACAGAACTAAATTAAGGAGAGTGGTGGATGGAGACACGGTAGATGTGGACATCGACCTAGGCTTCGGCATATGGCAGATGAATGAACGTGTGAGGATCATGGGCATAGACACACCGGAATCAAGAACCAGAGACAAAATTGAAAAGAAATTTGGATTGGCCGCAAAAGCCAAACTTAAATCACTGCTGGGGCAAAACCCTGTGTTACAGACAACGATCAGCAAGAAAGGTGAGGACATGAAGGGCAAGTTCGGAAGGGTGCTTGGAGACTTCATCATAGACGGCAAACAGGTATCACAGATAATGTGCAAGGAAGGTCACGCAGTTGCATACTTTGGTGGTGCGAAAGCAGATGTACAGAAACAACACATGAAGAACAGGAAGAAACTGGTAGAAGCAGGTGTTGTCAAAGGTGCGATCGAATAAATACGCACATTAACGAGGAGAGTAAATGGAACTATTAATAACACTAGCAATGAAATTTTGGCAATGGACCGTGCTTATCGCAGTCGTGATCATCGCCGCAATCTTAAATGCTTTAGACAAAAGAAAAAAACCTAATTTAAAATTCAACTTCAAAGGAATGCCGAAGTTACAGCCCGTGCCGATCAAGACCAAAGGCAAGGGATTCTGGAAAGGAATCGCCATGTGGTTGTTATCAACAAGGAACTGGGTGCTGACGGATGACTGGAAGTACAACATAGACGGAAAAGAATATGTTATCCCAGCAGGATTCCAATTTGATGGTGCAAGTATTCCCAAGTTCCTAAGGACTTTCTTCTCTCCGGTTGGTGTTTTACTAATGGGTGGTTTGGTACACGACTACGCATACAAATACAAAACATTGTTAGAAGCAAATAAAAAGAAGACAATGGGTGAGTTGACTCAGAAGAGGGCAGACGAGATCTTCAGAGACATCAACATAATCGTTAACGGTTTCTACTCTATGAACTACCTTGCGTACTGGTCATTGAGGATCGGTGGCTTCGTTGCTTGGAATGGTCACAGAAAAAGAGACGCTAAAATCAAAGGTGTGAAATAATGGCCGAGCAATTGAAAGAAGACAAGTTGGTTGTTCCGTCGGGCACTGACACAGCAAAGAAAAAGGTTTCTGTTGAACTTGAAGTAGATACCAGTGTCAAAGATCTAGGACCAAACCCATATGCTAAATTAATTCACCTGGCAAGAGCAGTAGACAGTTGGAGAATATTTCCAAGGGTTTTTATCACAACATACATTATACTTTTATACAAGTGTGTGATATGGTACATGGATCTACCTGCACCAACTATGGAACAGTCAGGTTTAATATCTATTGTCGTAGGTGCTGGGGCGGCCTGGTTTGGACTATACACCGGTTCAAGTAAAAAGTCCAAGTAATTACCACCGCGTTGACAAACGCACAATCTAGTATAAAATATTAGTAATGAAGAATTATTATGACGTGCTAGGTGTGAATGAACAAAGCACCAGTGCGGAGATCACGAAAGCATTCAAGGACCTGGCCAAGAAACATCACCCAGACAGGGGCGGTGACAAGGACCGGTTCCAGGAGATCAGCGAAGCACACGACACACTGAAGAACTCACAGAAGAGACACGACTACGACACAATGCGTAAGTTCGGCAACGCCAACACCGGAGGTGGACAGCATCCGTTCTTCAACGAGGACATATTCGGTGACTTCTTCTCAGGTTTCCAGGGTGGGGACATGGATTTCGGAGGCAGTTTTAATTTCACACGTGGACCGGGAGGTGAGAGGATATTCAGACAGAACAGAGCACAGACCAGGGGCAACAGGAACGTACAGGTGAGAATGGCCATAAGCATCAAAGAAGCCATGACCAAGAGTGAAAAGACCATCAACTACAAACTGCCCAGTGGTCGTGAAGAGTTTGCAACCGTGAATATTCCAGCGGGTGTGCAACACGGTGTCACATTCAAGTACGCGGGCATGGGAGATGATTCCATAAAGAATTTGCCACGTGGAGATCTCATGGTCGTGATGAGTGTTCTGGACTCAGACGGTTACACACGCAAGGGCAATGATCTATACACAGACAAGACCATAGACTGTTTCCAAGCAGTGCGTGGACATGAATTCAATCTTAAGACACTGGAAGACAAAATAATAAAAGTGAAAGTACCGTCAGGCACACAACCCAACACCATACTACAGGTGAAGGGCCAGGGAATGCCCGTACACAAGACAATTGGCATACGTGGAAACCTCTATGTAAAGGTACACATACTGATACCACAACTGAGTGCCGCTGACTTGAAGAAGATAAAGGACCTATGATACAAGTATTCCAATACCCACACGAAACACTTATGCAAGTAAGCACAGAATGGAAATCTGAGGACAGCATCGTAGGGTATGACGATGTTGAAAGATTCGAGACGGACATGATCAAATTGATGTTGGACGAACGTGGAATGGGACTCGCGGCCAACCAGATAGGAATTACCAAAAGATTCTTCGCGATAGGCCATGACTCATTTGACACATTCCAAAAACATGCTATAATTTGGAACCCACAGGTGATAAATTCTAGTGAGGAGAAAGTGATCGATATTGAAGGATGTCTTTCTTTCAAAAATGTATTTGTTAAAGTGGAGAGACCAAAAGTTATAGAAGTGCAATATGAAACAACACAAGGCAAAACAAGATTCGCAAAACTCGACGGGATGGAGTCCAAGTGCTTCCAGCATGAACTTGATCACCTTGATGGTATTACGTTTAATAAAAGAGTATCGAAATTACGATGGCAAATGGCAAACAAAGGATAGAAAATGTTAGAAGCAAATGAAGGACTAGAGAACATATTTGAGAACGCAGTCAAAGAAGCAGAGAAGAGGAGACACGAGTACGTCACAATAGAACACGTGTTACTGTCTCTGATTAAGGACCAAAACATTGGCACGGTGTTGCACGACTTCAAAGTGCAAGTCGGTGCGTTGATAAAAGATGTAGAAGATTATCTTGACACCAAGTGCAATGACATCGTGGCCAAAGGGTCAGAACCAATGACCCCTCGTAAGACAGCATCACTGGAGAGACTGATGAACAGGGCATTCACACAGGCCTTGTTCCAGGGCAGACAGGATGTGAGTTCCGTAGACATATTGATATCAATATTTTCAGAGAAGAAAAGTTATGCGGCATTCTTCCTTAAAAAACATCAGGTCAACAAACAAGATCTAATTGACCTTGTGTCAACAGAGACCATACTAGATGAGGGCATGGCAGGCATGGGAGGTCCAGGTGAGGCAGGGCCAGAGCAGAAACTGAGACCCAACCAAGCGGACAGGATACTAAAGAGTTACTGTGAGAACTTGAACCAGAAATACTTTGACAAGAAGATTGATCCTGTGATAGGTAGGGAACAAGAAACGGAAGATCTAAAACAGATATTAGCAAGAAGGAACAAGAACAATGTTCTTATCGTTGGTGACCCCGGTGTTGGTAAGACAGCGGTTGTAGAAGGACTGGCAAGAAGGATTGCGAAGAACAAGGATGATGTGCCAGAATACTTGAAGGATCACATTGTTTGGAGCCTTGATGTAAACAGCCTTATAGCAGGCAGTAAATTCAGAGGTGACTTCGAAGAGAGATTGAAATTAGTCGTGAACGCACTAGACCAAAAGGGCAAAAGCATACTGTTCATAGACGAAGCACACATGATAGTGGGTGCTGGCGCAACTGGTCAAGGCAACAACATGGACATGGCAAACATGCTTAAACCTGCACTGCTAAAAGGTTCAATAAAAGTACTTGCATCAACCACTTGGGAAGAATACAGGAAATACTTTGAAAAGGACAGAGCATTGATGAGGAGATTCCAAAGATTACAAGTGGGAGAACCTAGCAAAGAGACAGCAGTAAAAATATTGAAAGGTGTGAAACAGTACTACGAGCAATTCCACAACTGTACAATAACAGACGAGGCCTGTGAGGACGCTGTGGACTACTCAACAAAATTCATCGCTGACAAGAAACTGCCAGACAAGGCCATAGATGTGATTGATGTAGCATGTGCTAGATTGAGACTCAATGGAGTCAAAGACGGCAAAATTGATCACGAGGAGATCATACACGAGATAAGTGTGATGACAGGTATCAGCATCGAACAATTGAGTCAAAAGCAGGCAAGTAATCTTAAAACACTAGAAGAGAAGATGAAACTGCAGGTTTATGGACAGGACAAAGCAATCAACACCATCACAGACAAGATACTAGTTGCCAGAGCAGGCTTGAAAAGTCTCACTAAGCCAGTTGGATCATTCTTGTTCCTAGGACCAACAGGATGTGGTAAGACTGAAACTGCAAAGCAATTGGCTAAAACACTGGGTGTTGAATTGATAAGATTTGACATGTCAGAGTACCAAGAGAAACATTCAATCGCAAAACTGATAGGATCACCTCCAGGTTATGTTGGTTATGAGGATTCAAACATGGGTGGTGGAATGTTCATCAATGAAGTTGAGAAGAATCCACACGCGGTTGTATTGTTTGACGAGATCGAGAAAGCACACAGAGATGTGTCAAACATGCTGTTGCAGGTCATGGACTACGGTACGGTGACTGGATCCAACGGCAAGAAAGCAGACTGTAGGAACATCACACTGATAATGACCTCCAACCTGGGTGCAGAAGAGAATGAGAGGAACAACATCGGGTTTGGTAAGAGCGAGAGAACAGGCGAGGACGACAAAGCACTCAAGAAGTTCTTCCCACCGGAGTTCAGGAACAGACTGGATGCTGTGATCAAATTTGACAAATTAAGCAAAGACACCATGAAGTCTGTGGTCAAGAAGTTCTTGCTGGAACTAAACACAATGACCATGGAGAAAGATGTGGAAGTCAACGCCACAGATGACGCAATAGAATTCTTGATGACGAAAGGCTTTGATGCCAAATTGGGTGCGAGGCCTTTACAACGTGTGATAGATGACGAGATCAAGAAACCGTTGAGTAAGATGATGTTGTTTGGAGAACTGACAGAAGGAGGCATGGTCGAGGTTGGACTTTCCGATGACATTGTGCCTAAACTCACAGTGAATTTCAAGGCCAAGAAGGAACCAAAAGTTATCGATCAGTTCAAACCTAAAGTGTCTGATGAGAAAAAATCACAATAAGTTGTACTACGGCAAGTACAGGCACAAGACGGTGTTCAAACTGCCTGGTAGCCTGATGTTCTATCCCACAACGGATGAGCACCTAATGAAGTTGAAAAACGACTACAAGGACCTGCCTGACATCAATCATCTGGCCAGTTTCATAATGGCCAACAGGAGTAACGTGAAGTTCCGTATGCAGGACAGGAAGACCATATTCTATTCTGATCTAGACAAGTCGCAGGAATTGATAGAACGTTTCTGGGATTTCTGGGTTGGCTCTGAGACTGTCGACCCCAAGTTCACAAATTTAGGAAAAGACACTGTTGGTTGTACCAGACTGCCACACGGCAAGTACAAGTACCAGGTGTACCTGAAGAAAGACGCACAGGTACTGATGACGGACGCACAGAAGAAGAACCTATGGCAGTTCCTAGAGAGGAACGTTGATGACTGCTTGGTAACCAACTACAACATAATAGACTTCTTGGAGAACAAGTCTCCATACTGCTTTGGTGGTTACTTCTATGTCAAAGAAGAGAAGTACCTGACCCCAATTTATATGCTGGCACAACAGGCCATAGACAAAGTAATTCAATTCAGAAAGGTGAAAAATGGAAGCAATAAAAAAACTACGAGATAAGAAAATATTCAATGATCAGAGCATCGTTGAGAGCATGATACAGAAGAACTGGATGGGCTCTCCCGTCATAAAAAGAAGTCTGTTGAGAGTGAGAAAAGTTAGGGAAGACGACTGTGTGTGCGAAGAACTTGGAGAGGCAGATGGCAAATCCTACAAAATCAAATACATCAACATACTCACAGTGGACGGACAGGAGCCAAACGAACTTGCGGCCGTATACGGACTGGGTCCAAAAACAGCAAGATTCAAAAGGAAAAATACTGAATAAATAACAACGATGGCACAGACAAGCACCACACTACTAGCGTCTAAATCGCACATAGCAAACGTTACTGGCACGGATATCAGTTTCACTGCCACGGGTTCCGAGTACAAAATCACTAGTACCAGCACTGCACTCAACGGTTTTGCTGTAAGAGATTTGATCACAGTCACAGGGACAACCAGTAACAATTCAACGTTCACCGTGAAAACGGTAAGTTCTGCAAATGAATTGATCGTTGAAGAGATAGTCACAACAGAAACCTCAGATGGTTCTACCACTACAACACTAGACCACACAGGATTTGTTTCAGACAAATCAAAAGGCGATGGATACTACTCACAGCCAGATGGTGTACACACAGTGGCATACCAAGTGAACAGCACAATGACAGGATCTATCAAGATGCAGGGATCACTGGCGACTACACCTACAGAAGATGATTGGTTTGATATCGCAGGATCAACATTCACAGCCGACCAGAGCACTTTGATTTCAACTGCCAATTTCACAGGAAATTTTGTTTGGGTAAGGGCAAAAGCCACGTCAGTCACAGCAGGAACCATCAGTTCCGTACTAATAAACTCATAAAAGTCGCATAAACACTAGGTTATAGCAAGATCAACTTGAGTTGACAGATATGCGTTCCGTGTTATACTAATAACATGAACGACAAAGACCTAGAACAGATCAACACAGTTGATGTGAATATCACGGCTGAATCAATAGATGCACACGTGATCTGCCTGAGAGAGAATGGATACAAAGTTCTCAAATCATTTTCATTAATCACAAGATACACACTATTTTTCTTGTTAGGTGCGACCGTAATGGGAGCATTGGCATGAAGATCAGATCCAAAGTAAAGAACACAGTATTGGCCGGTTTAGCCGGACTTACACTTACTGCCTGTGGTGGCGGAGGTGGAGATGGAGATGGAGTACCGGTATCGTTTGATCCACCGCCAAAATCACAACTGGGTATCTCAACAAATATTTTTGGTGTCAATGGCTCTGGATCTACCTTCTTGAGTGCTATACAGAAGATGAGTGAAGATCAAGTCATAGACGCCGCTGAGGCCATCGAAGCGTTCCAATTCGTACAACAATACAATGGCACTTTCGATCCCTCTGTGCTCGCAGATTATGAGATCACCATAGATGGTCAAAACATGTCATTGGAAAAGGGTTGGTATGCCCTTGTAGGATACACAAAGAAATATTACGACGGCAAAGAACAATTTTGGAATACGTTGGTCACAAAAAAGGAGTACGACGACGAGGATCTTACTTTCTTGGCTATCGAGGCAGATCTAGAGAAAGACGTTGAAAATGAAAACTTGATAGACGATCTAGCGGAGACAGGCAAGGCAACTGTGACTTCAACAGACACAACATCCACTTTAGATAAGACAGAAACAGGCGACACCGTAGACGGAGAAACCGTGATAACTCATGGGGACTGGACAGAAACCACATCATCCGATGATCTCAGTACTGGAACACGAACAAGCACAGAAGAAAGAACAGTGACTACAACTACGTCTAGAAGCAGAACCATCACGAAAACTTATATCGACACAACAGTGACAACATTCTCGAACGGTGACACCAAGACAACGAAAACATACCGTACTGCGGAGAGCACAGAAACCCTATCAGATTTGACGGAAACCAGCACAGAGACTAGAACGATTACAGAGACACTGACATACACTGACACCTCTGTCACGGATGAGGTAACCGCTACCACTTACGGTGATGCTTACGACGGTGATCCTACATACACAGATTGGTCGGATTGGACCACTACATCAAGCACAACATCTAGAACAAGCACTGACGTAGACAACGGCGATGGTACAACCACAAGGACAACCAGGGAAACGACCATATCTAGCCAGAAGAAGACAAGGACCAAGAGCATACAGGCATACAGGGTCAAAACAGTTTCATACAAAAGTTACACATCACGAGAGTGGACGCACGGTGCCACAGAAGAATTAAACCTAACAACACGATCTGCCGACACAACAGAGACCTATGGTGATCCTGTGACGGAAACTGAAACAGAGACAAGGACAATAGATGATGCCCCAGGACAGATAGTGTCGACCGAGACTTTTAACAATGCAGTAGACACAGCATACACAGAAAATGATGAGAACCTGGGCACAAGGACTGTTGGATACAACACGGACAAGACCACATACGAGACCGACGAGTACCATGAGAACAACATGGGCTGGAACGGAGGATCCGGCAAACAGGTAAACGCCAGTTCAGCCTACAGTAGAGGATGGACGGGCAAAGGTTCCATAGTCGCGGTGGCTGACACAGGTTATGACACGGACCACACAGAATTTGACGGACAGGTGCTAGACACCAAGGACTACTACGGAAACGGGATACAGGACAATCACGGTCACGGATCACACGTGCTGGGCACGATACTGGCCAAGAAGGATGGCACAGGCATGCACGGTGTGGCCTACGACGCCAAGGCGGTAGTGATCAAGATCGGTGATCAAAGATCCGTGAGCCTGGACGACGCGGCCTCAGGATTCAGTTGGGCGGCAGACCAGGGAGCCATAGTCGGTAACCTTTCGGCCAACAGCAACTATGACAGTGGTTTCAGGAACAGCATCACGAAGATCGCAGACGATACATACAAAACAACCAGTCCATATTATGATTATGAAAACGGAACATACTACAACAACCTGACCCCAGACGCCTGGAAGGCGGCCACGGACAAGGGTCTAGTTCTGGTCAATTCCGCGGGCAACCAAGGACTAGACATCAGCGCCATGCCAGGTTGGTTCGCCACAGAGACGGACGCAGATGGCAATCTGGTGTTGGGTGGCAAGGTATTGATCGTTGGGTCGTACAACTTTAACACAAACGGAATGGATAGTTGGTCAAACAAGGCAGGACACCTTTGCAGGGTAATCGTTGACAATGCATGTACAGACACATACAAGACGTCAGACTTCTACGTGTTGGCACCAGGGAACACCTACAGCACAAACAACGAAGGATCTTACGATAACATGACAGGTACATCCATGGCGGCACCCATAGTGACAGGACAGGTTGCGGTGTTACACCAGATGTGGCCACACATGAAAGGCGAGAACCTAGTCAAACTGGTCACTACAACGGCGGACAAAACATTCACAGGTTATGACGTTCACATACACGGACAAGGCATAGTGGACTTCGACGAAGCAACAAAACCACAAGGTGCGATCGGTATACCCAACACAGGCAGGGTTGATGGATCCACATCATCTATTAGTAATACGTATGTTTCTGGTTTAGGAACTATGCAGACGGTACTATCTGACTTAAACATAATGGTGCTTGATGACTTCGACAGGGACTACTACATGAATCTTGGCAACAGTTTCACTGTGCAGGACAACAGGAAATATTCAGACGTGGAGATGCTGGTGGACAACAAGAACACTTTCCTGCCACACCAACAGATGTATGGTTCATTCGCACAGGGCGGGCAGTACGATCTCGCCAAGAACTACAACTTTGGTTTCTACACAGGTGCTAACGGTGGTGGTGACTACTCGCTTAACGTGGGCAAGGACTTCTACCTAAACGACAAATTCAAACTTAAGACATCCGTGGGATACATGAGCGAACAGGAGACTTGGTTGGGCAACACATCAGAGGGTGTGCTGGCTGTTGGTGACAACAATGACACCACATCGGCCAACATAGGTGTGGCATACCAATTGGGCAACAATGTATTGAGCCTAGACTACAGCAAGGGCAAGACGGACATAAACACAGAGGATGGTAGCCTGATCAAATCATTCTCAGATATAGAAACAGAATCTTACAGGTTGGCGTATGAAATACACAAAGATACGCACACAACTTTCGGTTGGTCGTTCTCACTTCCAAGTCACATAACATCGGGAACGATGGATTTGGAAGTAGCCGAAAGTGTCAATCTAGACGGAACGATAAACTACACCAACATCAACAGCGATCTCGCACAGGGCACCAAGGAGAAGAACATAGGATTCTACTACAACAAGTCGGGCGAGGAGGAACTGGACGCCAGTTTCAACTTCACAGCAGAGTACAGGACGGACAAGTCAGGTGTGGCGAACAACGATGGTGTCGAGATGGCGGTGAAGATGGTCAAGAAGTTTGCTGGCAGTTGTAAGTTTTTATGGATGAAGAATCCCAAGTGTTTCGACAAAGATGGCAACATGAAGCCTAACCTGTTTGGCACAAGCATAGACAATGCAACCAAACACGGACTGGTATACAATCTAGAAAAAGACATGTTTGTACCAATAAAGAAATAATGCAAAAAGAGATATACAAAGAGAATTACTTTGGCACACTGATGTGCATACTCGTGGACGAATCTCGTAAGATCATGCCAACGTTCATGCCCACACCTGAACTGCACAAGATACAGAATGACATGTGTCGAGCAGGCAGTTGGATAGACCACATGCCTGTGGGTACGATAGTGGAGACCGAGCCCCAGGACTCCGTAAAGAAACTGGTAGAAGACGCACTGCCGGAATACAGGAGATTGGCGGCAAATCTCATAAACAGATTCATAGACGAGTTCGAGGCACAGGGCGGACGAAGGATTGAGATCGCAGAAAAATTTGAAAGGATGTACAAATGGAAACAATAACAATAACATGCACCAACAACGACAGGACCAAGGAAGCAGAGGTGCTGGAACGCACGGACAAGTACATGAAGGTACAGGTACCTGGAACCCAATTATTCATTGAACTGTTCAGGGATGACGTAAATATACCGTACACAGGCAGAACAGCCGGATTGGAGTTCGAATGGCAACCGAAAAACTAAAGTTTAAACTAGAACTATACGCCACCATGTGGGACCGACCACCGCATGCGGATATCTTGGTTGGCGACGTGAGTCATTTCAAGGGGGAAATCACCGGCACGGAAAATAATCCTGATATAATAGAGTTTGAGTCTGAGTTGGAGGAGAATAAAGACTATAGTCTGCTCATCAATAGATCAGGAAAAAGTAATAAGCAAACCATAATAAATGAAAACGGCGACATATTGAAGGACCAACTATTACACATCAAGAGCATAGAAATAGACGAGATAGACCTTGGAGGATTAGTTTTTGAGGGTGTATACAAACCCGTATATCTAGAACCTTGGGCCACACAGCAACGTGAATCTGGCAATGAACTGCCAAAGACGTCAAAGAACGTTACAAGGATGGGGCACAACGGAGAATGGCGTTTAAATTTCACATCGCCTTTCTACATGTGGCTTTTGGAGAACCTTTACTAATAAATATGCTTGTATGAGAGCATCACAATTCATTTCAGAGAACATAGACTCGGACGCGGTCAATGAGCTGGATACCTACATCATGAACAACGAGGACCTTTATCGTAGACGTTTCATGCCCATCATATCAAACATCAGGAGAAAACTGGCCAAGAACGTGTATGATCACGACAAGGCACAGAAACTGTGGATGTACCTTGTGGATGATGCCGCGAAAGAATACGTCAAAGAATTCGGATCAACACAGGATGATGTCAGCAACATGTTTCCAAAGGAGACCAGAGAACAGGTTGCGAGAGTTATATCAGACAGAGAACTAGAAAACATAAAACAAGGCGAATACGATGCACCTAAGGGAACTGTTTCTTAAGGAGGACGATCGTTCAACTGCAGTCTTTGCCTTTGGTCGATTCAATCCTCCCACAATAGGACACGAGAAATTAATCAACAAAGTTCAGCAGGTCGCTGACAAGGTGAATGGCAAGGCCTACATATTCCTTTCACACACAGACGGTACCGCAAAGGATCCCATAGATTTCACAACCAAACTATCATACCTTAGGCAACACTTCCAGTCAGACCCAAAGTTATCATTTGGTGACATCAGGGCAAACACAATCATAAAAGTAATGAAAGTGCTTGAACAGGAAGGCAGGACCAAAGTAATAATGGTCGCAGGTGATGATAGGGTCATGCAATTTAAAAATCTACTGAACCAGTACAATGGTAAACCAACCAAGGCCGGTAACATAGAATACACCTTTGACAGCGTTGATGTTGTAAGTGCTGGACAGAGGGATCCAGATGCGGATGACGTCACTGGGGTGAGTGCATCCAAGGCCAGGGAACTTGCCATGAAGGGACAGGAACACGAATTCAGCAAGATCATCATGGGTGGCGACAAAGGTAAAGTGCTGTACAACAAGATACAGGACCAGTTTGGTAAGACGGTTGACGAGAACAACAAGAAGTTGTATAATGAAGATATGACAGATACTAAACCAATCGTATATCTTGACATGGACGGAGTACTGGCAGACTTCTTTGGTGGTGTTGAATTCCTCTATGGGGTTGAACACTGGAAACAACTGACCAATGACAAGACCAAAGACCTTAAGAAAGAAGTCATAGACAGGATCACGGGCACGGACTTCTTCGCAGTGCTACCAAAATTTCCAACAGCAGACGCACTGATAGACATGGTGAAGAAATTTACAGGTGGCAAGTTCTCAATAAACACATCACCATTGAGGGGTGATCATGAGAATTCAGCCAAATACAAGAAAGTGTGGATCGCAAACAACATAGAACAACCAGACGAGATAGTGGTCACAGGTAGAAAAGAAACTTACGCCAAGAACAAAGGAACAGGCACGCCAAACATCCTGATCGACGACAGGCCAATCAACATACAGAAGTGGCAGGCCGCTGGTGGATACGGAATACTATACCAAGCAAACAGGGATTCATTAACCAAAGTACAGAAAGGACTGGAGGACTATGCCAAAGTTCAGCGGGATCAATAGACCATACAAAGCAGGCGAGATAGAGAAAACGCCACAAGAACTACAGAGAGAACTTGACGAGAAGATGAAGAAATTCCTGGCCAAGGGTGGCAAGGTGGAAAAAGTCAAGGCACACAAGCCAACCAAACAACAGTTGAAAGACTGGACAATCTAGTGGACGAACTTGAGCGTATAAAGAAGTTAGCGGGCATAGACAAACCGCAAAAAGACCAATCAATGGGCGAGAACCTATCCTACGTTGGCACACAGAAAGCACAATACCAAAAAAAACACAACATCAAGCCGGGCACAGAAGAGTGGTTCAAACTATGGTTCGCACAGCCTAGACTGACTGGTGAAAACCCAATGCCCAAAAACAAATAAATACTCGCACAATGCGAGCACAAGAATTCACAGAATCCAGTTGTAAGAGAACGAGAGCGAAAGAGTGTAATTGTGGCAAGGTAAGTGCAATTACCGAAGCACAGGAGACCACAGTTGCCCAATGCATATTGGAGCATTCTGACACCGTTAAGGGCTCTATCCTGCTCATACAAGCACCAGGAACGGCAACACTAGTAAAAGGTACCATAACAGGACTGACGCCGGGAGAACACGGTTTCCACATACACGAGTTTGGAGACATGAGTGATGGCTGTAAATCAATGGGTGGACACTACAACCCAGACGGAATTGATCACGGTGACATCAACGAAGGACACGTTGGAGATCTTGGTAATATAACAGCGGATGAAACAGGCACTGCCAAGTTCACAATTGAAGCCAAGAGAGTAGACTTACTCGGTGACAGGTCAGTGATAGGCAGAGGATTCGTTGTACACTCAGACAAGGATGATCTAGGCAAGGGCGGCGATGAAGAAAGTTTGAAAACAGGTAACGCAGGTGATAGACTTGCCTGTGGTGTGATCACACTTAGGGCGGCAGAATGAAGTTCTTAATATTCAATGGCAGTTTGAAACCAGACTCAGCGTCAAACACATTCTCAGTGTGTAAGATGGCACAGTTGGCATTTGAGAAACTAGGACACGAATGTGAGATTGTCACATTGAGAGATTTAGATTACGAAGGATCAACAGCAGACGTCAACGACGAACTGAAGCCACACATAATGAAAATGTTTGACGTGGACGGAGTCATATTCGCAACACCTATTTGGTGGGGTCAACACAGTTGCCACACTCAGGCAATGCTTGAAAGACTAGACGTAATATACAGTTGGGCCAAAGACAACAAACATCAACCTTTCTATAACAAGGTGTTTGGTACTCTAGTTTCAGGTGGCGGAGATGGATTCCAACACATACATGGAGTGCTGTATTCAGCGGCTTCGAATTTTGGTTTCACCATACCACCACAGTGCAACATAGAATCAAAAGCACAGGGCATAGACGAGATCACACAGGACGATGACACGGTAGAACAGGTCAAGAACTGCACGATAAACATGACAACATGGGCGAGGATCCTCAAAGATGGGAATCCCACAAAAGATGCCAGACACGGATCTGTGGACGTCAACGAACACAAAGAATAAATATTGACATGATAAAAGAAGCACTCATAAAAAAACTCGAAGGTGATGTTGCGGTAGCAGAGACTGATCTTAGAACTTTCCTGGCACAACCAATCGGTGTTGCAGAACACATCGATTATGTAGTGACAGCGGAGAAGAAATTAGAAGCACTGGCACACGCCAAAGACAAATTGTCATCATTGCGAGATCTGTAACATGAAGATCCGGGAGGTACTGGCAACAAAATATGTACATCCTGATGTTGATAAGATTCTGAAAAAATACCAACGACAGGCCAAGGGCAGGTCAAGGATGGGATACCATTCGATGATGGCGTATCCATACAGGGTGGAAGGGTGGTCAGGCAAATACAAGAAATCCATAAACTGCGGCAACCCCAAGGGATTCTCACAGAAGGCTCACTGTGCGGGCAGGAAGAAGAAATGAAGATACGAGAATTCATAATCATGCCACACACGGCAGACACAATGGGTCTCATACACAGACCCGGAACAGGTCCAAACAACAGGTTCGATTTCAAGAACAAAGGCAACAACAAGGCCAACGAGAAAGCACCTCCGGGCAGGGAGAAACAGGTCAAAGCACTTAAGGGCAAAGTGGATAATCCATACGCAGTTGCTTGGGCAAGTTACAACAAGAGCAAAAATGAAGAAGCCGCAGGCGTTGGAATAGTGACGAAACAGAATGCAACCAAGGATGTGCCCGTAGGTGGTGAATACATGAACGTGAAGAAACTAAAGTTAGATTGGAAGGAGTTCCGTGAGAACTTCGCAGACGGCAAGCGGAAGGGCAAGAGCAGGCCAGGACGTGTGAAACGTGCAGGGGCCAGTTGCAAAGGCTCAGTGACAAGTTTAAGAGCAAAAGCCAAGAAGTACGGCGGTGAGAAAGCAAAGATGTATCACTGGTGTGCCAACATGAAGAGCGGACGTCAGAAAAAATAATAATTACTTCTGTATGAAGTACACCTTAATCTTAGGTATCGAATATAAGAAATTCAAGAGACCTGCCACAATAACTGTACACATCGGCAACACCTTCGTTGATACCTTTGCATTGGAAAGGGATTATCCACTTAAAAAGACAACGGTCTCCTTTTCAGACACAGAAAGAAATCGGTTATACAAACCAAGTAAATCATTTGACTCGCAGTGGATACTGGATGAGCTTTCGGATCGGGAGATCGATCTCCCAACATTTTACAAAATATATGAAATAGATGAGAATTATATTGAAGGCTCGATCAACATCAAGGTTGAAAACTCAAACAGTGATTACACAAACGGTTTCATGAAAAACAGTTCGTGGATGAAATTTACACTCGTGAGTCTTGTACCTAGTATGTTATTGCAAGATAATGGCACAAAATTTATTGATGTAACTGCTAGGTTGAAGCGAGTCGAAGCGAAGTATTGCAATCGTCTTGGCTTGAAAAAGACCCCGGCGTGGCCAAAAAATTCTCCGGAGCGAATACAAGAAAAAGTTTTATCTCTGGATAAAATAGACCAGGACCATTTCACATATCCCAAAAAACACAAATGGACATATCATGATTCTCGCCACTATTGGCCATTTGCAGGATTGTTCCTGGTACGACGAGAAAACGAAAAACACGAAAGAGATGCAGTCAGAGATTCTCGATGGCGTATTGGTGGCGACTTTACTGCGGAATTCCCTATAAGGCAAAAACACAGAACCAGATATATTGGATCCTGGGCAAGGCGAGAAGTTGGATTAGTATATCTCGCAAATTGGTATAATTTACCCGTTGCAGTTAAATTCCTAATAAATATCTGCGATGAAGATCAACGAAGTCATAACACATAAGGTGCAAGAGCAGGCTACAGCAGGTGCCACTAGTGCGGGTAATATAGCCACAGTTATAAGTCCACACATAGCGATAGGTAAAGACAGGTTCACGAAAGCATACACAGGATCACCGGGAAGGTCAGGCACAAGGGCACCGAGATTGCCCAAGGTAGTACAACCCAAAAACCCAGACGGGACAGCCAAAGGCGCACACGCAATGCCTGGAGTGAACCTCATGGGTGGACCATTGGTAAAGAGATAATGGACGATGTACTGCTACTAAATGAAGAATGGATCATCAAGTGTACAAACTGTGGTTGTGACAGCCATTGTGGCAAGACTTGCACAAGGAAAGAACAGCATTATCCCACAGACGGCTACATGGAGTACCCAATAGAGGTATGTAAGCAGTGCAGATGTGAGGCCTGCGCCGCATAAATATTGATATGAGAGCACAAGAATTCATCAGAGAAGGCGCTGAAATGATAGCGTACCACAAACATCCAAAAGACAACAACCTATGGACGTTCCCAAAGGCATACCAGGATGACGAGAGTGTGGAGAGTCCATACATGAGCAACGCCAGTATGAGACAGTTCCTAGACGCACTAGGATACAATCCTGACTTCGAGGACCAGAGTCCTGTGCCAGCGAAAGAATTCATAGCGAGGACCACACAATGGTTACAGAAGAACATAGGCAAGAGATCACCAGAAGAACCGACAACCATCGATCAGAATCCAGGTGGTGCCACAATGATAGGTGGTGGAAAGCCAGAGGGTTACATGAATCAGATGGTCAAAGCACACAACGAGATAGCAAGGAAAGTAATAGCGAAATATCCAGAAGTGACACACTTCGGATTCAATTAACATGAAGTTCAACGAATTATCAGACATGATGCAGAAGCCGGAACCAAAGCCGGACACGTACGAAGCGGGCATGGCACTGAACCAATTGTTGAAGATCGGCACACACGCGATCAAGATACACAACATGATAGATGACGATGCCGAGATGGAGGCATGGGTGGCCAAGAAGATCGACCTGGCATCAAACTATGTGAAGAGTGTACACGGTTACACGGCGGGTTCAAAGGCAGGCACCTACGATGACGATGGCATGTCGGAAATGAAAAAGATGCCCAAAGGCACAGGCACCATGCAGGGCGTGAAGGAAGACGCAGGCGAGGGACACATGAGCAAAAGCCAGTTGTACCAGACTGCGAAAATGGCAATAGAATTACTGGACATGATCAACAAAGGTGATGACCTTGAGGGTTGGGTACAGACCAAACTTAATTTAGCGGCAGACTACCTACAAGCGGTATACCACTACGAGGACTACCAGAAACTAAATCCATACAGGGAAGAATTAGACAGTTCTTTAATGCAAAGGCACGCAGGAATCATACAGAAACATCTTGATGAGATACTTGAAAGAAAATGTAGGGCAGAGGATGTTGACACCAAACCAGGCATGATGAGAATATTAAAGAAAAGAGTAAATGAAGTAGAAAAAGAAATTGCAAAAGAAAACAGGAAAGAAACCAACGAAGCCACTATCAAACCTTACGTTTCGATGTACAGAGGTGAGGATGGCAAGATGGTGTATGACGTGTTGGACAAACACGAAAAGTCAGCATTCAAGACATCAGACGAGAGGGTGGCGAGAGCATACCTCTCAAAGAACTACAACAAGTTGAGAGAAGCGGCACTGGACGAGGGCATCCAAGAGTGGGGCAAGAGACTGGCCATGGCCGGAATCATCGTGGCAGGCTTGGCTGGGATCAACAGCATAAACAACGCAATAGACAATTCCGTACCAGCCGTCAAGGCCATGAACACAGCACTGGACATGGCACAGGATTCAGGCAACACAGAATTGGCGAAAATGATCGAAAAAGACCTATCAGACGCCAAAGTGAGATTGAGCACAGGCAAGGATCTAGGCTCAGTGGCTGATCTACAGGACAAATACGCCAAGTTCATGAAGACAGAGGGACTGGCATACGAGTCAAAACTACAAGTGTACCTATCTAAAAAACTGTAAAGTTAAATACTATAATCATGCAGAACACTACTTTTAGAAGTCGGCAAGATTTCTACAGGCAAATGGAGTTGACCAGCATAAACGATGACCCAATAGGTGTTCTATCAAACATATATGATGATGAGTATCCTCACCCGGTATTTGATCCAAAGAAAATTTGTTTCAGGAGATACAGGAGATACAGGAACTATAATCATCTCAAATACAACGACCGTAAGTCTATAAAAGAAAATGTTCGAACTGTATTTGAAGACTTCGAAATGTATTTGCCAGGGGTGGGTGATGAATGGCATGGTCTACTTGCAACGTTTGACCCTGAGGTAAACCCGTTGAGAGAACATGACTTTGTTATTACTTCTTGCGTCACTAAAAACGATCACCTGTGGCCGGTACCTTATGTATATAACAACTATCATTTTGTTAAGACACATCTGATAAATCGTGGTAAAAAAATAGCAAGACCAACAGACAGGCCGTTCTTTGCTGATGTCTTGTTAGGTACTAATAAACCCCACAGAGAATTATTTTTCCAGCTCATGCAACAAAATAATATGTTAGAAACAAATATTATTAATTTTTTTGGCACATACAAAAGCAAATTTTTAAATTCAGTCAACGATCCTCAGCAGTTGGTAATTGATCGTATACAAACAGAGAACAACAATAGCACAACGAAATTATTAAACGGTCATTTCACAAGTCAACACATCAGCGAGCACATAATGGAAAACAGTTGGTACAGCGTGGTAGCCGAGACAATTTTCAAAAATGACTGCTTCTTCGTCACGGAGAAGACTGCCAAACCAATGATGGCGGGCAGGCCTTTCATTATACTTGGAGGCAAGCATTATCTAAAAAACCTGCGTGGCCTAGGTTTCAAAACATTTGACCCCGTAATTGATGAAAGTTATGACAACATAGACGGGTTACAGGAACGTGTAAAAAGAGCATTTGCTAGTTTCCAATCCCTGATCACCCAGGATCCTGTCAAAGTCTACAGCAAGTTGAAGGATGTGATCGAACACAACCAGAGAATCATGTATGATAGGAAAAAATTAACACAGAGGGCAACCAGATTCCTAGACAGTTTACACACCAAATATGCGTATACCCCTTAATCAAAGCATTAAATAAAACTGTAACAAATATAAATAACTCATATGAGCACAGACACAAGTTTCAGAGACCTAGTAGCACGCCTAAACGCCATGAACAACGTGACCCCAGAAGAGGAAAGGGCTCAACTAATGGAAGCGGCGGGCAAGGCTCCCAAGGTTTTAGACGACAAGGAAGTCACATTGGCTGACATAGCCAAACTAGCAGGAATCAAAGAATACGTTGAACCTGTAAAACATTCAAAAAAAGCGGAAGAACTAGTCGAATCAATCACTAAAGAACCAAAAGCAGAATCATTTATAACAAAAGCGATTGCAGAATCAGACGCAGATGACTCTATAGCAACTTCAATCAAGAAGGAAGTTAATGAGGAAGTAAATAGATTAGACAAGATAGCAGAATTAGAAGCACAGTTGGCAGAACTGAAGACGGAACAAAAAGAAGAACAAACCTATGACTCAAAATCATTCAGAGAAGTCATCACAAAGGATATCGCGGAGTACATCAAAGGCGCAGAAGATACTGCTCTCGTGGAACTTTACAACACGATATCAGACAATGAAGCAGTTTACAACGAGGAATCATCAAACATTCTCATTAAGACTCCAGAAACTACTGAGATCATAGCAGACGCCGAGAAGGCGGAAGCACCAGCAGAAGAAGAACAAGTGGACGAGAAGGTTGTTGACGGTGTGCAGACGGACAGGAACACATCAGAGCCACATGCCAAAGAAAAAGAAGAAGAAGATGAAGCAGAGGAAGAAGCGGACGACAAAGAAGATGACGGTGAGGTTCCAATGCTAGACAAAGACTTCGACGAAGGCGAAGAAGTAGAACTTGACATTCCAGCGGAAGACAAGTTCACAAACGACCTAGACCCAGCAGACAAAAAATAATCCAAAAAATTAAATAAGTGTATGCGATTACACTTGACAGACAACAGATTCAACACGAATCCGTACTGGACTGAGCGTGTGAAGAGCATATTCGCTTGCCCACCAAAAGAAGTTGTTAGTATGTTTGACCAGAACGGATATGATCTCACCAAACTAGAACAACTATATGCTGTGGCCAATGGTGCAACTACCATAAAACACAGGAATTCAGAACATATTACCTTGAGAAAAGATTGGTTCACCGCAGACGAGACAGAATATGGCCCACACATCAACCACGCCTACATGTTTGAACGTAAGGGTTACTCCGGTGATGCATTAAACCAGTTGGAGAGTTGGGCCGCATACAGACCGCATTTCTACAAACTTACCGCCATGAGGCCTAAATGGGGACTGGACTTCAGCATAGACTACTGTGACAGTGAGGGCAACGTGTTCGAACTCTTACACTGGGAGTACGACGGATTCGACTACAACGAAGTGGCAGACAAGAAAGAGAAGATGGACGAGTTCCTGGTGAATCAGGACTGGGACGAACGGGCACAGACCATGCTGGAACGTAAAAATGAGTGGCATAAACTGGGCTTTTTTGAGCAGAGCGAGTGGAAAACAGAATTCTTTGGCATAGAAAAAGAACGTTTCAAGATGGTGTTGTGGAAATAAATACTACAAATGAGCTCAATACCCTACAACTACGGATCATACATAGACGCCAAAGTGGCAATGACTGACACGGGACACGTGTCCGCTGGCAAGCAGATACAGTCACCAGCCAGTGCAGGTAGCAGGGGTTTGGCAAAGACAACACAATTCACAAACGACAGGACACAGATGCAGATGGGCAACTCACCGATAGCAGAATCAATGATAGAGATCAGAAATATCATGAACAGAATTGATGGCATTAACGTGCCCACAAACGAAATGAACGAATTAGCAGATGATGAAAAGATGGAATTCACGAAAATACTATTAGACATCTCAGCAATTAAAGACAGGATCGAGAGACTTTCAGTGGATGATGACGCTAAGAAATCAGCGATACAATCACTGACCAACGCAGAAGAGGCTTTAGTGGCATTAGACGAACACGAATACACACCAATGCCAGAGGGTGACGAGTTCGACATAGAAGAGGACGAGGACTTCGAAGAAGTGTTAGGTCCATTGGGTTTCCCAGAAGACGAGACGGAACTGTTTGACGCAGAGTACCAAGGCAGGAAAGTTCCACTCAACAAACCCATGCGTGGTGATGTTAAGAAATTCAAAGTGTATGTCAAAGATCCAAAGACAGGAAATGTCAAGAAAGTCAACTTCGGACACGGTGGTACAAGTGCGAAGAGACCAACCATGAGGATCAGGAAATCAAATCCAAAAGCGAGAAAATCATTCAGGGCGAGACACAACTGTGCCAACCCAGGACCAAAGACCAAGGCGAGATATTGGTCATGCAGGAAGTGGTAACATGCAGATCCGTGAAGTGGTTGGTATCACAGAGGAAGAGTTCGAGCAATTAGCAGAGAAGAAAGACGCCTGCTATCACAAAGTCAAATCAAGATACAAAGTATGGCCCAGTGCCTATGCCAGTGGTGCACTAGTGCAGTGTCGTAAAAAGGGTGCGGCCAACTGGGGCAACAGCAAGAAGAAATAATGAGAGCCAGTGAGATAATCACGGAGAAGTGTTGGAAAGGCTACACCAAGAAGGGCATGAAGACCATGTTCGGCAAACGTGTGCCCAACTGCGTCAAGAAAGAGGACGTGGACTTCTGTGTCAACTGTGGTGAATTGGTTTTCGCGGAATCATTGAACGAGGACCTCAAGAAATGGTTCAAGGACAAATGGGTACGGTTTGGTCCTGATGGCAAGATCAGGGGTGACTGTGCAAGAGGTTCCAGCAAAGAAGGTAAGCCTAAATGCCTACCAAGATCGAAAGCACACGCACTGGGCAAGAAAGGCAGGAAGTCCGCGGCCGCAAGGAAACGTAGGCAGGATCCCAACAAGAACAGACGTGGTAAAGCCAAGAACGTGGCCACCAAGAAGAAAAAATAATTTGCATTCACACGAAATCTGTTATATACTGTTGACAACAACAGGAGAAACAAATGGCAGTAAGAAACTTCAATGACGCAGAAAAGCAGAAATTGATCCAGATCATTTCCCAGGGTTCACAGGTACTAGGTGAGGTCGAGGACTTGAAGGGTGGATTGAAAGACACAGTGAAAGCAATCGCAGAAGAACTAGAATTGAAACCAGCACTGATCAACAAGGCGATATCAGTTGCACACAAGGGCAACTACCAGAACATAGCAGACGAGATGGACACGCTGGAGAGCATACTAAACACGGCCGGCAAACTTTAATGTTAGCGAAGGTCAGATCATTCTGGCTTCGTAGTTTTGAGAGTGACAGGACGGCGTTCTACTTCGAACTAGTCAGTTTCATTTTCACGGTTGCGGCCAGCATGACCCTAGCGATATCCGCCAGAGACCCCAACATGCTCATAGTGTATCCGGCATTCTTCGTTGGTGCAACCACACAGTGTTACGCATCATACAGGAGAGGCGCGGCATGGGTGATGATTTTGACTTTCTACTTCAGTTGTGTTAATATATTTGGATACGGCGTGGCCGCAGGATGGTGGTAAGATGAGTTACATAGATGCATTATACAAGAAGGACGAGGACAAGATATACGTCGTAGAACGTGATCCCAAGAAGGGCAGGATATTCACGGAGTATGATGCCAGGTACGTGTTCTACTATGAGGACGCCAGGGGCAAACACAGATCAATGACCGGTGCACCATTACAGCGGGTGCAGTGTGCCACACACAAAGAATTCATAAAAGAACAGAGGATAAGATCCAACAAGCAACTGTACGAGAATGATATCAATCCTGTGTTCAGGTGTTTGGAAGAGAACTACTTGGGCAAGGAGACGCCCAAACTAAACGTGATGTTTTTCGATATTGAAGTTGACTTCGATCCCGATCGAGGTTATTCAACAACAGATGATCCGTTCATGCCCATAACTGCCATAAGTTGTTACATGAGCTGGACGGACCAACTGGTCACATTCGCAGTACCTCCCAAAACTATCAGCATGGACGATGCCAAAGAACTCACAAAAAGATTTGACAACACAATGCTTTTTGAAAAAGAGAAAGATATGTTGGACGCATTCCTAGAACTAGTGCAGGACGCAGACATACTGTCGGGTTGGAACAGTGAGGGATATGACATTCCATACACAGTGGGTAGGATACAGAAAGTGTTGAGTTCAGACGACACAAGACGTCTTTGTTTTTGGGGTGAAAAGCCAAGAAAGAGAGTGTTCGAGAAGTATGGTAGGGAACAGTTGAGTTTTGACCTAGTGGGACGTGTACACTTGGACTTGTTGGAACTATACAGGAAATACACATACGAGGAAAGACACAGTTTCAGACTAGACGCAATTGGTGAACACGAGTTGGATGAGAGAAAAACTGTCTACGAGGGCTCGCTCGATAACTTGTACAAGAACGACTTTGGATTGTTCATAGAATACAACAGACAGGATACTGCACTGTTGGCCAAACTGGAGAAGAAATTGAAGTTCATAGAACTGGCCAATGAGATAGCACACCAAAACACTGTACTACTACAGACAACGATGGGTGCGGTCGCGGTCACAGAACAGGCAATCGTAAATGAAACACACAGACGTGGAATGCAGGTACCGGCCAGGAAGTACAAGAAAGACGGTGAAGAGAACCAACCGGCGGCAGGAGCACACGTGGCCACCCCACAAAAGGGAATACACGACTGGATAGGATCTGTTGACATAAACAGTCTGTATCCAAGTGTTATTAGAGCATTGAACATGGGTCCTGAAACCATAGTTGGACAGATTAGGCCAGTGATTACTTCAGCAGAGATCAACAGGGCCAAACACGCCAAGAAATCATTCGCGGCGGCATGGGACAGCCAGTTTGGTAGTTGGGAATACCAAGCGGTCATGAACCAAGAGAAGGGCACAGAGATAATTGTTGATTGGGAAGACAAGACCAGTGTGCGTATGAGTGCGGCACAACTGTACGAGATAATATTCGATGGCAATAACAAATGGATGCTAAGTGCTAATGGCACAATATTCACATACGAGCACGAAGCAATCATTCCAGGTCTGTTGAAGCGTTGGTACGCGGAGAGACAGGAAATGCAAAAAAAGATGCGTGAGTGTGGAGACAACGAGATCGAAAGAGAATATTGGGACAAGAGACAACTTGTAAAGAAAATTAATCTAAACAGTCTGTATGGTGCGATCCTAAATCCAGGCTGTAGATTCTTTGACATAAGAATTGGACAGAGTGTTACACTCACAGGCAGGTGTATCACCAAACACATGGCCAGCAAAGTCAACGAGATCGTGGCGGGCAAGTATGACCACAAGGGCGAGAGTGTTGTGTATGGAGACACAGACTCCGTTTACTTCTCAGCATACAAGACATTACAGAAAGAGATCAATGAAGGTATCATACCGTGGACCAAAGACTCCGTCGTGGCACTGTACGACAGGATTGCAGACGAGGTCAACGGATCTTTCAAATCATTCATGACTAAAGGCTTCCATTGTCCTAGCACGAGGGGTGAAGTTATAGCGGCGGGCAGAGAACTTGTTGCATCAAAAGGTCTGTTCATCACAAAGAAAAGGTATGCCGTGCTTTACTATGACAAGGAAGGTAAACGTGCAGATGTTGACGGCAAGGATGGCAAGATGAAGGCCATGGGACTGGATCTCAAACGTTCAGACACACCTGTTTTCGTGCAGGATTTCCTGAGTGATCTCCTATACATGGTACTGACAGGGAAAACAGAAGAGCAAGTGCTAGAAAAAATTAGTGAATTCAGAGCAGAGTTTAAATCTAGGCCAGGGTGGGAGAAAGGTTCTCCCAAGAGGGCAAACAACATGACCAAGTACACTGCGGCCGAGGAGAAGGCCGGTAGAGCAAACATGCCGGGACACGTGAGGGCCAGCATGAATTGGAACAGGTGCAGGGAAATGTATGGCGACAAGTACAGTATGCCAATCACGGATGGTGCCAAAGTGATAGTGTGTAAACTCAAAAACAATCCGTTAGGCTACACGAGTATCGCATATCCGGTGGACGAGATGCGTATTCCTGAATGGTTCAAGGAACTGCCGTTCGACAGTGATGCCATGGAAGCAACGATACTTGATCAAAAGATAGACAACCTCATAGGAGTCTTGGGTTGGGACGTGCAATCAACTGAGACCACGAACACATTCAACAAACTGTTTGAATTCTAAATATCATTATGTTAAGCATAGAAGAAATAAAATTACTGATAGAAAAACTTGAAAAAGTCAAAAAAGAGGATCTGCAGGAGTTGATAGATTCAAATCTAAAGATACTTAAGGACATTGAGTTGGCTGTTGATGCCAACAATAAGGACGTTATCAATAGACTAGACAAGACACCAGAATGGTTCCAACGTGATCTTGATGAGAAGCAAAAGATACCCATGACAGACCCTACGCTACAGAGATTCGTACAGAGCAAGATATTCCAGTTCGCGAGGACAAACATCTATAACAGCCTAGAGATAGGACCAGGCAATGGAATGTTCTCCATGGACTTCAGGACGTGGAAATTAAACTTTTTTTTAGATATCACACACAGAATCGAGCCGCCTATACGGAAAATGTTTCCTCCTGCACACCAAAAATATCTAAAATTTTACAAGACTCGCAATACTGAATGTTCAAATATACCACAGGCGAGTTGTAACTTTGTCTTCAGTTGGGACACATTCGTTTTCTTCACACAACAGCACGTGCAACAGTACCTACATGACATCAAAAGGATATTGATCCCAGGAGGTTACGTATTCATACAATACGCTGACTGCCATTATGATCAAGAACTAAATCTAGCCAAGCGGGGATATTGGAACTACAACACCAAGACTGCCATGACACAGATGATCAAGGACGAAGGATATGAGGTAGTTGAGATGAACCAGTTCCGACCCGGTGCCAGTTATGCCATATTCAAGAAACCTGGTAAACAAAATCCAGTTGTGTATAAAGTTTCTGAAATAACACTAGACTAAGACCTAAATATCCTATACAATAAGAACATTATGATAGACATCTTAAAAGACATCGTTAAACATACGCATGGACTGGGATTCTTGGATCTTGTTAAGATCACTGGAGACGATAAGGAAACTACAATCGACTCAATGGCCGAAGACAGATCTGTGATCCTACAGGGGTCTTTCCACAAGCCACAGACGGAGATGACGGGTACGTTTGGTATGCCACAGATGGGCAAACTGGACATACACTTGAAGTGTCCGGAGTACAAGGAGAAGGCGAACATAACTGTGTTGTCCGGTGAGAGAAACGGTGCGACCATTCCCACAGGAATCCATTTCGAGAACGAAAAGGGTGACTTCAAGAATGACTACAGATTCATGAACGCTGAGATCATCAACGAGAAACTTAAGACCGTGAAGTTCAAGGGTGTTAAGTGGGACGTGGAGATCGAACCCTCCGTGGCTAGTGTGCAGAGATTCAACTTCCAGGCAACAGCAAACACCGAACACAACTCCTTTGTTGTGAGGACCGAGGATGGGAACTTGATTTTCACTTTCGGTGATCAGGCATCACATGGTGGTGAGTTTGTATTCGCAACTGACGTTAAGGGAACACTTAACAAAGGTTGGAGTTGGCCGGTAGGACAGGTGCTACAAATACTTAAACTATCAGACTCGGCAAAGGTCACATTACACTTCTCTAACGAGGGTGCGATGCAGGTCTCTGTTGATTCGGGATTGGGCAAGTATCAATACATCATACCAGCACAGGCGCAATAATGACGACAGATAATAGTAAGCAGGAACACCTAGGGGAGTTAAGCAGAGACTTCGCTGTGTTCTTGCCTGCTATATCTAACTTCTACAACACGTTTATCAGCAAACAGAGAGTTTCAGAAGGCAAACACATCTCAGAAGACAGGATTCCAAAAGGCTTTGAGAATGGTGTTGAAGGACTAAACTTTATCAATCCAAAAGAAGGAATGTTCACTTACCCCACAGCACTGTACTCGGCGGGACATGCCTGCTTGGACATGGAAAAGGTTGGCGACAGAGATCATATGTTCGTGAACAGAGATAGAGAATTTTCTACTATAGTAGGCGACTCAGGTGGATACCAGATAGGTAAAGGTGTAATAAAATTTGATTGGAAGGACTTCGAGGGTAACAAGGCAAACAAAGTTAGATCTGACATACTAAACTGGCTAGAGCTCACAAGCGATTGGGCCATGACACTTGACGTACCAACCTGGGCGGCAGATGATTTAAACAGCCCAAAAACAGGATTGAACAGTTTCCAGGACACGCTGGACGGTACCATATACAACAACAAGTTCTTCCAGAAGAACAGGCTAGGACAAACAAAACTATTGAACGTGTTACAGGGAGATGACTGGAACACAGCACAGATATGGTATGATGCTGTCAAAGATTTTGAATTCGAAGGATGGGCCATGGGTGGTATCAACATGTGTGACATGGAAGTCATGCTCAAACGTCTAATCATAATGAGAGATGAGAAGAAACTGGACGGCAAAGATTGGATGCACGTACTAGGTACGTCACAGATGGATTGGGGTTGTTATCTTACACAGGTACAGAGACAGGTTAGGAAACACATAAACCCGAACTTCACAATAAGTTTTGACAGTGCATCAGCATTCTTATCAACTGCTAATGGACTTGTATATACACACAACTCATTCACTCCAGACAGGTGGTCGTTCGTGATGGACAAGGCACCGGATGATAAAACACTGAAAGGATCCGATATACAGTTTCCGTTTGACAGTGGCATTGGACGTAGATTGAAAATGAAAGATGTATGTTGGTATGGCGAGCAGGACGTTAACAAGAATGGTAAAATTGGTGCTACAAGTTGGGACAGTTTCAGTTATGTATTAATGATGGCCCATAACGTGTACAATCAGATCAGGGCAATACAGATTGCAAACGACTTGAATGACATAGAATCAAGGAAATACAGACCAGAAGTAAAACACTGGAGAAAAACAAAAGCAAGTGACAAGACAGACGAACCAAGCATATACGTTCCGAGGAACATACTGTACTTCAACACTTTAGTGGAAGAGGTGTTTACTAGTGAGAAACCTATGGAAGTAATTGCAAACGCATCAAGTTATCTAGCAGACATCAGGGGCAACAGATGGGCCAGAGCAACAGGCGGTGGTAAAGGTACGAACAATTTCAGTTCTTTATTTGAATAGGAGGACAACATGGTAACAAAAAGAAAAAAAAGCAAAAAACTAAAGAAACTACAAGACGAGCACCAGTATCTCGATAAAAAAGTGGCACAACTTACCAAAGACAGACTCAAGGACAGGAGTACCGAAAGCAAGGAGGTGCTTACCAGATTGAAAAGGACCAAATTGATGATCAAGGATGCCATCGCAAGAGCAAAAGCGACATTGACAAACTAGTCATACAGTAATATAATAAGAACATGGACAGAGATTACAAAACAGGCAAGAGTGCGAGTGTAGGTGTGTTTTCAGGTCTGGAAGTGGAACACACCCCAGCATTTGGTAAACAGACATTGTTCCTGGCCAGGAACGATCTTTACTATGACCAGATAGAGGAGATGGCCAAGAAGGTTGGTGCTGAAGCAATTTACTTTGGGGCAAATAGGACATTCATGTACAATCACGCAACGCAGATCAATCAGATAATCAGGTTGCTTAGGAAAGGCTACTACGTGACCATAGACTATCCACACTCAATACACAAAGAAGTCAAAGCGAGATTTGAAGGCATATGGACACACGAGAAGTTCATACCTTTCTGTTCAATCATATTCCCCAAATCCGAGGATGACGATAACCTGTGTATCAAGGTAGATGATGTTGATTTCGACAGCACAAATCCAGGCGTTTGGACGATGACAATGAATCATTTCAAACAGAGTGCAGGATTCACGTCTTGGAAAGAATACAAACAGGACGAACCAATAGAGGAGAGTGATGCCAAAGAAGCAGTCTAAGTACAGAGAAGGTCTAGCCAGTTACAATGCCTGGATCAAAGACAATAAGAAATTAGAAAAGATGGGTATGTATGGTGCCGATCATTTTGTTAAAAGAGTAGAAGAACTAGAAGCACAAGTTGAATTATTACAAGACATGTTAGAAAAGGAAAGGAAACGAAACAAATGAGCACTGAAGACATGAGAGATCAAGCTCTGAAAGAGCAGGCCAACAAGGGCACCAAGATGATATGGGTCACTTTCAGAAAGGAAGGCATCCACAAGTATCCAGCGGCACTGGACGATCCCAAACTGGCGACAGGTGACGAGTATGATGTGAGTTTCCTGGGACATCCACACAGGCACATATTCCATTTCAAGGTCGCCATAGAAGTGTTCCACGATGACAGAGACATAGAATTCATACAGTTCAAGAGATGGATGGAGAACATGTACGCGGACGGTACGATGAAATTAGACTACAAGAGTTGTGAGATGATATCAGATGATCTATACATAGCCATAACGAAAAGATATCCAGGTAGAAAGATTGAAATAGACGTGGCGGAGGACGGTGAGAATGGCTCACACGCAGTATATGAAAGAGATTAAATTCAAAGAGAAAAGAGCAACATCAAGGATGGGATACCTACCCATAGAAGGTGGTGGCTTGAACGCTTCATACACGACAGTGGACGCAGTGGCGAATATATGCACGACTGCGGGCAATCTGGGAATGAAGTATGGCAAGGATTTCATCTGGTCAGGCACAGACTGGGATGACAATGACGACGACTGTATCACTCTGATGGTGAAGGAAGACAAGTACGAATCTTTCCTACATCTTGCCCTGCAGAATGACCACAGGATAAAACACACAGACAAGGGCGAAATCAAACTGATCAAGGAGAGAAAATAATGGACTTAAAAGAAAGTAAAACAGCAGAGAACCTCAAAGACGCTTTCGCAGGTGAAAGCCAAGCAAACAGAAGATACCTTTACTTCGCTCAGAAGGCGGACATCGAGGGAGCACCAGATGTGGCGGCGGTATTCAGATCGACTGCGGAAGGTGAAACGGGACACGCACACGGACACCTAGAGTACCTGGAAGAAGTTGGAGATCCAGCGACAGGTGAGAAGATGGGTGAAACAGAGGACAACCTCAAGAGTGCTATCGCAGGTGAGACACACGAGTACACAGACATGTACCCAGGCATGGCGAGAACAGCCAGGGACGAAGGATTCGATGAGATCGCTGACTGGTTCGAGACACTTGCAAAAGCAGAGAAATCACACGCAGGCAAGTTCCAGAGAACACTGGACGCATACAAGGGAGCATAATGAGAGTACCATACACTAACTTCAAGACAAGGATAGGTGACAACGACGCAGTGGGTGGTTGCACTTTCATAGGCGGTGAATGGAAAGAAGTTGATACTGCGGAAATATTTGACGATAAAAAAGTTGTTGTGTTCGCCCTTCCGGGGGCGTTCACACCCACTTGCAGTTCCCAACAACTACCAGGATACGAAGAGAAGTATGATGAGCTGAAAGCACTTGGTGTTGACGAAGTTTATTGCTTGTCTGTAAATGACGCATTCGTAATGAATGCTTGGTTCAGAGACGAGAAGATAGAGAAGGTGAAACCGATCGGTGACGGAGAAGGTGTGTTCACACAGGGCATGGGCATGTTGATCAACAAACCAAAACAGGGTTTTGGAATGAGATCATGGAGATATTCAATGCTGGTAGACAACGGAGAGGTTGTGAAAACATTCGTCGAAGAAGGTAAGAACAACGCTAGTGAAGACAATGATCCTTTCGAAGTATCTGACGTTGACACAATGATCAAACACTTGAAGGAAAATGCCGGGTAGTTGGGACGGCAAGTCAAGACCGTCAAACTCCAAATACAGGGAGAACTATAACGATATCTTTAAGAAGAAGGAAACTTGTCCTTGCGGCAGGTCACCAATTGGTAGATGTGTTGGATGGCATGGATTGACAGAAAGCGAATATCAAGTTAAACTAGCAGAATGGAAAGAAAAACATGCTGATTAGAATGATATTTGAACCGGAAGCCAATGTGAACTGTAATCACGACAGGATGTTCGAATACTACAGTGAGAACTATCTGAGTGACTTTGACACCAACTGGGGTGGCACAATAGTCATGGACAACTTCTCGAAGAAACACTATAGGCAAGAACCTTGTTACCAGAGGTACATAGAAAATTCCAAAGGCGATCAAGAAACTCTAAATAAGATCATGGAATACGTCACACAGAATCCAATGGCAGGATACACAACACACATATACGCAAACCCACAAGGGGGAAATGAGGTCAAACAATTATGAAGATATTTTACATGGGCCTAGAGCCCTACGAAGGCAGATACACACTACAGTTACAGGACTGGACAGAGAGGGCATACAACAAAAGAGGAATTGATTACGTTGTGGTACCAGGCACAACCATAGATGACACAAAAGCGATCAGTGTGGGACAGGTGCTTGATGCACACGGCAGAAGTTACTTTGGCATGAGCCAGATGATGAATCTGGTACAGATGATGAGGAACGGTGAGGTGACGAACAAGGATGTGATATTCTTCGAGGACATGTTCCAACCAGGCATGGAATCACTGCCTTACATCTTACACCAAGTAGATGAGAAACACAGACCAACGATATATCTGAGATGCTTGGCACAGGCCATAGATCCCGACGACTTCGTACACGTGTGGGGCATGAGCAAGTGGATGAGCATGTACGAACAGATGTGTAATGAAATTCCCAACGTAAAAATACTAGCGACCAATGAAGAGATGGTGGCACACATGAGAATAGCAAACTGGTCGGCACCCATATACAACATATCAGGATTGAGCTTTGGCAAGGAAGAGGTACAAGGCAGAGTACCAGACAGGAAACCTTTCATTGAAAGGAAACAGAGAGTGATTTTTGGAGCGAGATGGGATCAAGAGAAACAGCCACAGTTCTACATGACGCTGGCATTGAAATACAAAGAGAAACACCCAGACGTTGAATTCGCGATATGTCAAGGTGGTCCATTGAGATCGAACAATCAATTCTTTGTGGACGAGGCCAAGTATCTTGCGAAACAAGGCACAATCACAATACACGAGAACTTGAAGAAGAACGAGTACTACGAACTACTCGCAGACTCAAGGGTGATGTTCAACTGTGCTTTACAGGACTGGGTGTCAAACACAGTCAGTGAAGCAGACGCAATGGGTTGCAACACACTGTTTCCGGCATACAGGTCATTCCCGGAGACTTTCGCAAATGACCACACCAGAATGTATGTTCCATGGTCGATGGAAGACGCAATGAACAAACTAGATGTATTATTAAGCAAACCATCCCCTAGTATAGGTAAATTATCTGATTGGACCAACGGTACCATAGACAGGATGATAGACATTATGACAGGCAAGGGTGAACAATGGAGAAGAGATGGACAACACTACAGAAACGCAGTATCAGAATCCAAATATTAAAGGTTCCAGCAAGGCCGTACTGGTCACAGGCGGAGCAGGCTATGTGGGTTCACACACCTGCAAACTGTTGGTCAAGAACGGATACACACCAATCACAGTGGACAGACACTACAGAGAAGGGTTGAAATCATTTGGACCAAACTACAATTTAAATCTCCCACAGGAGATAGACAGGATTGACGAGATAATCAACAGGTACAACATAACCAGTTGTATACATTTCGCAGGTAGCACCAGTGTGCCTGAGAGCGTTGCCAATCCATCTTTGTATTACAAAAATAATTTAATCACGACTATATCGTTGTTAGACAAACTTATCGAGTGTGATGTTAAGACATTCGTTTACAGTTCCAGTGCGGCCACATACGGTGATCCCGGAATGCAGTTGGCCATGGAGACAGACGTCGCCAATCCGATCAGTGCATACGGTGGTAGCAAACTGATGATAGAGATGGTGTGTCGAGATTACTTGAGGGCATACGGTTTGAGCAGTGTAGGTCTGAGATACTTCAATGCCGCTGGTGCAGATCCAGAAGGTGAGATTGGAGAACTAAGGGAAAAAGAAACACACATCATACCACTGGCCATAGAGGCCGCCAAGCAAGGCAAGACGTTCAAGATATTTGGTGACAAGTATCCAACAGATGACGGAACATGTGTGAGGGATTATGTGCATGTGATGGACCTAGCGGACGCACACATAAAAGCATTGAATCACGCTTCAGAGAACCCAGTAGCAGATGTGTTCAACTTGGGTTCGGGAGAACCTGCTTCCAACAAGCAGTTGGTAGAGGCAGTGCAGAAACACGCAGGTGAAATGATAGTGGAGATGCATGACAACAGGCCTGGAGATCCCGCATACCTAGTGGCGGACACCAGCAAGGTAAAGGAAATTTTAAAGTGGGAACCTACACAGAGCAGTCTTGACAATGTGGTGGCAACTGCTGTACAATGGTATAACAAGACACACAAGAAGGAAATACAATAATGAGTGAAGATATTTTAAAGGACAGTTGGATGCCTGAGACACCCGTAAGCAAAAAGATCAAGGAAAGAATCAAGAAGGCAGGCAAGAGATTCCACTCCAATGACAATATCGCTGAATTCATAGAAGACGGCGAGATGGAGTTATTACAGGAAGAAGTGCAAGAAAAATTACAAGGTGTGCTGGACAGTCTTGTTATTGACACAGAGAACGATCACAACACGAACGAGACTGCCAAACGTGTGGCCAAGATGTACATCAGAGAAACATTCGGTGGTAGATTCAAACCAGCACCGAGAGTGACGAGTTTCCCCAACATGGGTTACAAGAGCATGTACACTAGTGGTCCAATATCGATCAGATCAACGTGTGCCCATCACTTCCAGAACATAGTTGGCAAGGCGTGGGTTGGCATCATCCCAAATGGTGAAGTTATTGGATTGAGCAAGTTCAATAGGATCGTACATCACATCGTGGAGAGACCGCAGATACAGGAAGAGATGACGACACAGATCGCAGATGAATTGAAAAAATATGCCAAGACCGAGAATCTTGCAGTGGTAGTCAAAGCAGAACATCACTGCATGACGCACAGGGGTGTCAGGGAACACGAATCAGACATGACCACAGCGATCATGCTGGGAGCATTCAAAGATGATCCTGCAACAAGAGATGAGTTTTACAAAATCTGTATGAGCATGAAGGGCCATGGCTAAGAAAAGCAAAGCACAAATCAAAAAAGAACAGGCCAACATGCAGTCAGACAACATAGAGATGGGTGCAATGAGTTCAGACGGAATACAGAACACTGGAGATTTCACATACTCCTTCGCAGACCTAGACGACGATCTAGGTATGACTACGAACACAGGTGGGGTTGTTAAGACAGCGACAGTCGATACTGTAGACTCAGGATTTTCATTCAATTACAACGACGTAGGACTTGACGTGTTTGACGAGATGGAACTGCAAGACAAGTACCCAGCTCTGAAACAGGCCCACGAACACTATAAAAGTGTTCTCGAAATTTGCAAGACAAAAGAAAAGGAAGAAAATGAGGATTGATAACGAACCAAAATTGAACTTCGAGGATGTATTACTGAAACCAAAGCGTTCTACATTGAGTTCACGTAGAGATGTGGACATGACACGTAAGTTCACTTTCAGGAATTCAGGCAAGGTTATGGACTTCCTGCCAATATTCGCCAGCAACATGGACGGTGTCGGCACGTTCTCTATGGCAAAGCAAATGCAGAATCACAAGATGATGACCGTGATCACTAAATCAACCACTCCAGAACAATGGAAAGAGGCCGCTGGCACAGGACTGAGAATGCAGTCAGTTTCGGTCTGTACAGGAACTAATGTCATGTGGGATCCTGAAGCACAGGACTACAAGAACATGCAACAGGTATTAGAGATGTTTCCGGATGTCAAAATGATCACCATTGATGTTGCGAATGCTTATCACCAAAACTTCGTAGATTTTATAAGGAGAGTCCGAGACGAATATCCAGACAAAGTAATAATAGCAGGAAATGTTGTGACGCCCGAGATGGTGGAGGAGTTGATAATAAACGGTGCTGATGTAGTCAAGATAGGCATAGGACCGGGTTCGGTATGTACTACAAGGACCATGACCGGAGTTGGTGTGCCACAGTTCTCAGCCATAGTTGAATGTTCAGACGCCGCAAACGGTGTTGGTGGACACATAATGGCGGATGGTGGTTGCGTTTATCCAGGCGATATTGCAAAAGCATTTGGTGGCGGAGCACACATGGTCATGATAGGTGGCATGCTGGCAGGACATGACGAATCAGAACAACCTGTGGTTGACGGCAGAGTAGAATTCTACGGAATGAGCTCAGACAGAGCGAGAGAAGTACACGGAAAACGCAAAGACGGATACAGAGGTAACGAGGGTAGACTCATATCCTTGCCACACAGAGGACCTGTTGGACCAACATTAGAAGACATACTGGGTGGAGTCAGGAGTGCCTGCACATACATAGGTGCAAGGAGATTGAAAGACATGGCCAAGTGTGCCAGTTTTGTAACAACCAACAACGTGATCAACAGGGTTTATGAACAATACACCAAATAACATAGAACCAATCAAAGAGAAACTGGACGACAAGATTAAGAAGTTGAATTCTTCTCGGGTCATAAAGAAAGTGACACCCAAGGGAGATCTTTCTTGGTACGTGAAATGGGTCTCGGTGTTCTTTATATTGGTAGCGACGGCGGCCAGGAGTGTTGGCACCATCCCACACATAGACATGTGGTTCGGATTAGTGGGCACCGTAGGATGGGCATGGGTTGGATACCTTTGGCATGACCGGGCACTGTTGTTCCTTAACGCAATACTAGTCACACTATTGATAATAGGACTAATGAATTACTACTTTGGAATATGAGCGAGGAAGTCAAAAAGAGTTACTTCACCACAGGACAGATGCGTAACGCACTGATCCAGATCGAGGACAAGATGGTACACTCAAACTGGATGCCCAACATCATACTTGGGATCAACAGGGGTGGTTGCATACCAGGAGTATATCTCTCACACAGATTGAAAACTGCACACGAAGTTCTGGATATAAGATTGAGGGATCACACTACCAAACCTGACCTACGCACATTAGAAAAAGCATTCGCTTTCCAAAAGAAAATACTGATCATAGACGACATTAACGATTCAGGGGCAACTTTCCAATACATACTAGACAACTTTGGCAAACGTGAGGACAGGATAAGATTCGCCGCACTGATCAACAACAAGCCTAGCAAAGTCAAAGTAGATTACCACGGTTACGAGATCAACAAGGACGAAGTGCCCGCTTGGATCGTGTTCCCATGGGAAGACTGGGACAAGTAGACCAAAGGTTGTATTGACCTTATTCCAATAAACTGCTACAATTACGGACATTTAAATTAACCTATAGGAGATTAAATGTTCAAAAACGTAGACAAATCAATGCTGATGAAATTGGTGTTACTGCACGTTGTGGTGATCACTGTTTCAAATGCGTTAGTGGCTATCCCAGTAGAGATACTTGGAGTCAAACTGACGTGGGCGGCATTCACATTCCCATTGGTCGTTATAGCCACTGACTTGACTGTAAGACTATTGGGCAAACACATAGCCAGAGCCACAATCGCGGCGGCGTATCCATTAGCAATAATCGGATCCATCGCAGTAGTGTTGGCGGAAGGCGCACCACAATCGGTTGCTTTAAGGATTGGTTTCGCAAGTGCCACTGCTTATGCTATCGGTACGTTACTTGACGTGTACGTATTCCAGTACATCAGGGAATCGAAGACATACGGCAAGAACTGGTGGATGGCACCAGCGGTATCAACTATCGCGGCCAACATAATCGACACTTACACATTCTTCGCAGTTGCATTCAACAACAGCGCCGATGAATACATGGCGGCGAACTGGGTTGAGATCGCGGGATCGCAGGTGGTGTTGAAAATCATAGTGGGACTAGTTGTGTTCTTACCAGCATACGGATTATTGCTGAACAGACTACAGAAGACCTACAAACTCAAATAATCAGTTGGGGGAGTTTTATGCTCCCCCCATTGACTTCTCATCTAAATATCCTATATAATAAAGAATAGGAAGGTACAAAATTTATGACAAACAAAGCAGGAAAAATCTGGGGCGAAACAGAACTCATATTAGCAAACAACTCATTGGAATTCCACAGGATCGATTACAAGAAGGGCGGGGTATGTAGCAAACACCTGCACGAATGGAAGTGGAATGGATTCTATGTGATGAGCGGACAGATGAAGATCAGGGTGTGGCAGAAAGACTACGACCTCGTAGATGAGACAATATTGAATCCAGGAGACTTCACTGCTGTGAAGCCAGGACTGTATCACAGTTTTGAAGGTCTAGAAGACGGCGTGGCATTTGAACTGTACTGGGCCAATTTCTCGGTTCATGACATCCAGAGGGAATCTGTTGGACATCTCAAGGATGTTGACGGTAAAGTTGTCAGACTAGACAAGAACAAGAAGAAATAGTGGCTGGTAATATTTCTCCTGACAATAAATGGAAAATAATAATAGAAGACAACAAGGTCGTCTGGATTGAGTTGACTGAAGACAAAGACCAGTATAAAATAGAAGAACTAGTTGAAGCAACAAAAAAGATATTACCAGAGATATGGTAGACGAAAAGAAATATTACTATTCAGAGATATTCCATAGCATTCAAGGCGAGGGACACTACACAGGCGTTCCAACCGCTTGGATAAGATTCTTCCTTTGCAACTTGCAGTGTAGTGGGTTTGGACAGGAGGATCCAACAGATCCAAGCACATATGAATTGCCATTCGAAGACTTTGATGTTGATAGTGTAAAAAAAGTTGAAGACTTACCCGTATGGGAAAAAGGCTGTGACAGTTCTTATACATGGGCAAAGAAGTTCAAGAAACTGATGGGCCACGAAACGCCTACGGTACTAGCAGATAAAATCGTGGACATATTAAAGACAGACACAAACCAAAATGGATTGTTCCTACATCCAAACTCTAGACAACATCAACACTTGTGTTTCACAGGTGGAGAACCTTTAATGATCACAGGACAGGCGGCGAGCATGGGCATATACAGAGAACTTGAAAGACAGGCCAACCTGCCGAGTTCTATGACGTTCGAGACCAACGGCACACAGAAACTTACAGAGCCATTCAAACAATGGGTAAAGGACATTCCAGAAGAGATATTCTTCAGTGTGAGTCCCAAACTGTTCACTGTATCAGGTGAGAAGACAGCAAAAGCGATCAAGCCTGAAAATGTAAAAGAGTATGCAGAGTGTAGCAACAGAGGACAACTTAAATTTGTCGTGGGTGCAAGTAGAAGAGAGTGGGAAGAACTCGAAAACACAGTAAAAAAATTCAGAGAAGCAGGCATAGATTGGCCAGTATGGATAATGCCCGTGGGAGCAAGGGAAGAGGAACAGACAGCGGGTGCAGGCAAGGTGGCAGAAGAGGCATTCAAGAGAGGATACAATGTATCTGCGAGAGTACATGTGTATCTGTTTGGTAATGCAATTGGCACATAATAATAGACGGAAAGGTAAAAATACTATATAATAATACTATGAAGGTGAAAAAAACAGCAAAGACAACTATTAAGAAAAAAAACACAAAAGGTTCTAAGAAAACGAAGAGCGAAGAACCGATCGTTAAGGTGTTGAACTTGAATGTGAATCCCGAAAACCCAAGGAACGGTTTCTTCGAACTGGATTGGAACGACGAGTTCGTGAACATGCTAAAACAATCTGGTTACGAGGGTGCAAGTGAAGAAGAGATTGTGGACAGGTGGTTCCAGACGTTGTGTAGGACCATAGGCAATGAACAGGGCATAGACGTCACTGGATCTGGCTACGTTCAGATCAACAGGAGAGACGATGGCAAGACCGAAGTCGGTTAATTCAAAGATACTAATCAGTGGTTGTGGCATATCATACGGCAAGAGCGAGAGACCTACCTGGGTAAAAATTCTGAAGATTTGTGGACTTGATATTAAAGATCTGACAGGTCCTGGAATAACAAATTCTCTTATCTTAAATTTGCTAATAAATGAATTGCACCAGAATACCTATAGCCATGTTATATGTCAACTCACGCAGTTGGGTAAATTAGATGTAGAATTGAATGATAAAAACAGACCATTGATGGAAAATGATAGTTTGAGAAATTACTCTTTTGGAAAATACTGGCCTAGTAGTTTTAGCACAGATCATGTTTCTAAAAAAATGTTTTATGATTACCTTTACAGTCCTGGCATTGAGGAACAAGATTTAATAATAAAGATTCTATTTCTGCAGGAATTGTGTCGTAAGAAGAAAACTAAGTTGTGTATATTTCAAGGAACGAGGATAACATGGAAAGACCCACTGCATAAAAAACTTTTACTGTGGAAAGATTTCATCATGAAGGAGGATTACGAGAAACATGAAACTTACAAATTTCATGATAAGACCAGTAAAGTTATTACCCCAAATAAGTTCTATCAAATTTATTTCGCTAAAAAAATTAATCAATTTTTTATAAAAGAAAATATACAGACAAAATTGGAAAAATTTAAATGAAACCTGTTTATATACTTAATGTAAGCGGAGGGCACGGACATTTCCTACAATGGTTACTTGATAAGTTTTGTACCGAAACTCCAAGTATAGAAAAAATACCATTCAATAATCTAGGAGCAAGTCATATAGGGTATAAAAAAAGTGGCAGGTTTATTTTCATAGACGATCCTGAAACTGAAAGTTTCCTTAGAAATAACAAAAACAAAAATGCCATAATGATCACTATAGAAAACGAAATTCTTTACTGGGAACGCTCTTGTATCTACAGAGCAGGTGATCAAGGAACAGATCTTTTTGATGAAAAATCTATAAAGAAATTCCTCACTATGTATGGTTCACAATTTCCTAAATTGTGTGAAGATAAAAAAATATCAATCAAAGAAGGATACAAACTGGCCTTTCAAGATTTAGATAGATCAGGGGCAAGAGTCCACGATACAAAACGTAAAAACTTTATAGGAATAGAAAAAAATGATGTGTATTTCCTTAAACTAGGTGCTTTCCTTGATTGTAACCTATTACGGAGTGCTTTGATTGACATAAGCAATCATTTTCAGTTTAATATTAATTTGGATTCGTTTGAAAAAAATTATCAGATCTGGCACAACAAAAATACTATTTTACAATCCCAAAAAAACGTGTACGGATGTACAGAACAAGAATACCTAAAATTAGACATATTACAACAAGCATATGTTGACGCACAAAAGAAGTAGTGCTATAATATAACAATGACACACATACTTGTAGACACAGCAAATACGTTTTTCCGTGCTAGACACGTAATCAGAGGTGACACTAGCGAAAAAGTGGGCATGGCTATCCACATCATGATGAACTCCATTAAGAAAGCATGGCAGGACTTCGGGGGTACACATGTTGTATTCTGTCTAGAAGGCAGATCGTTCCGTAAAGACATATACGCACCCTACAAAAGGAATCGCAAGGAAATGGCAGATGCCATGACCGAGAAAGAGAAAGAAGAGAATGTAGTGTTCTGGGAAGTGTACGATGACTTCGTTGACTTCGTTAAAACGAAAACAAATGCCACAGTTCTAAGGAACGGCAGAACAGAAGCAGATGATCTCATAGCAAGATGGATAGACAAACATCCTGACCAGCAACATGTTATCATAAGCACAGACAAGGATTTGAATCAGTTGATCACACCACGTGTGAAGCAGTACAATGGTGTAAACGAGACCACACTCACACACGAAGGTTGGTTTGACGCAAAGACGGGCAAGCCTGTGATAGACAAGAAATTGAAAGCACCCAAACCTGCACCAGACACGGAGTGGATAGTGTTCGAGAAGGCCATGAGGGGTGATCCCAGTGACAACATATTCAGTGCATACCCGGGTGTGCGTACAAAAGGCACCAAGAACAAGATTGGCCTGCAAGAAGCATACGCAGACCGTAACGAGAAAGGCTACACATGGAACAATCTCATGTTAAGCAAGTGGATAGACCATGACGGCAACGAACACAGGGTACTAGAAGACTACGAAAGGAACAGGGCACTAGTGGATCTACACGCACAGCCAGAGGCCATCGTGGAAGAACTTGATCAAACCATTGCACAGGCCAAGGCAGAGAACAAGAGCGTAGACCAAGTTGGAATCAGATTCATGAGGTTCTGTGGCAAGTACGATTTAAATAGGATTAGTGAGCAGGCACAACTGTATGTTGAGCCTTTTAATGCGAGGTTAGTATCATGACAGTGAGAGCAAAGACCCTAGTCAAGGACAAATTTTGGATTGTCGAGCAAAACGGCCAAAAGTTAGGTACCCTTCAGAAACAAGAAGACAACGGTTGGATATTCCTCAGCAAACAGAAGGACAAGGAGGTGTTCCACACGCAGGAGAGCCTGTTCACAAAGTTTGGATTTGGAATGTTTGATGAATCAAATAATAAAAAACCAGAAGAAGAGGTGCAAATGGACAACTTTGATGTTCACGGTTACCCTTGTAGCCAACATCCTTACAATCCAATGTTCGATGTTCAGAAACAATTACCCGTTTACACAAAGACACCAAAATCAAAAAGCCAATTCTGTGCAGGTTACTACATAATCTGTTTTGAAAAGGGATGGAGGAAGGCATACTGTCCAAAAATGATAACACTTTCAAGGTACGAATACAAGGGTCCGATGACGACCAAACTAGAAATGCAACAGATACTAAATGACGCAGTCAAACAATTCCAAGATTCAAACTAGACCCATAGAAGATCTCATAGGCAGGATCAGGACCCTACGTCAAAAGGGCGAAAGACAGATCGTGATCCCGGCCAAAGAAGCAGGTCAACTGGCGGACAGCCTCACACAGGTAATGACACGTATGGTCACAATACAGGAAGAGATCATCGAAGCACTTAAAACAGCCAAGGAAGCACAGACCATTGACATAGAGATGGATGGCGGTGGTTTTGGGGATGAAAAATAATACAATCAAAGTAATTTTTGATAACGATATTGATATCGATTATCATCTGAATGATACTGAATTGTCAAGATTATGGGCAAGAAAGATCAAACACCTACAGAATATACCTATCGATCCGGTTGAATCATACCTCGAAGACGTATCAGACTTCAAAAGAATATACCAGGAATTCTGTGAATTTGCAAATATTGAACCAATAGATATCGATAATCTCGATCAGAACAAGTTAAATCAACTGCACAGAGTATATGAAGAACAACACCAGAGATTATCTCGCCTAAAAGACAACTCAATACTCTACAAACTACATCATTCTATACATTTCCATGAAGGACATACCACAGACGATCAAGGCATTTTCATAGGATGGGGCAAATATGAAGGACCGCTGACACATGAATACAAATGCCACAGCCTCTACGAAGACAGCATCATAAAAAATCACATTTACCTGCCATGGTCCGAGCTTGGCAAAAGACCACTAGCATACTGGAAGGACAAGGAACCCAATGATCAGTATAGATTCAATGCCCTAGCAAAACCGCACACAACGTTCAGGGCTAAATTCTTCATAGCAACCAAAGATATCGCCCCTAGACCGTTTAATTCAGACTTTGTAACCTGGTTTGATAGATACAAGCAGGGATGGCTCGAGCATAATAAAATAGATGGGTGGGAAAACATACACGAGGATTCCGCCCCGTTGTTGGCCATTACTGATTACAAAGGCAATCTTGAGGGTTTAAAATTTAAAAAAATAATCATTAACAAATAACCATATCAATAGGTTGCAACGATGACATCCACGCCCGTCCAATACTCACGCACGATCAGATTTTTGGTAAATATACATAGTAAAGAGTGATTCTATGAGTAGACCAAAACCCACAGTGTTGTTACAACACAGCAATAAAGCCACATTCAAAATGGACGAGGTCCTGGCGGCCGAGGGAATCTGGGCGGTGTTCTACGATGGCAAACCCATCAACTTGAAAAGTTCAAGTTTGGTCGCCAACTACCCGGGACCAAAGTACAAGAAAGTTTCATTCTCAAACCCAGGACACGCAGAGAACCTGGCCATGAAGTTGAACGCACAGCACAACACAGACAAGTTTGGTGTTTACCTTTTAAAATCCGGCGACAAATTCACTAGATAATTAACTACACAATGGATCGCAAGACAGCCTACACCCGGACCTTCCTCGAACTCTTGGAACAACCCACTCACGACGAGAGCATAAAAACCAACTACTACACTTGGTGGCAGAACGTGAGGGAAAGTTATCAAGCACGATCGTTGAGATTGACCAAACCCGGACTTGAAATGATTGAAAAGTTGGACCTCAAAACCTATGACATCAAATTCCCTGCGAAAGTCATATTCACTCCACAGACCTATCTCTGGTTGGATGAATTCGTTGACTGTCCATACTACGTTGACAAGAAGAAGATCATCGTGACCATGGAGAAAATGGCGCTACAACTGATGCTTTTCGCTGGAGATATCACAAAATACGGGCTCGCACGTGCGATGAGCAAGATGGACGAACAAAAAGATCAATAAAACTGCGACTTTTTAGCCACATTTACCAGGTTGACGCCTAACACATTCCTGCTATAATCGTATTATAAACATTTTAAACAGGAGTGTACAAAATGGCAAGAGCTAACAAAAACAAAGAGGCGGCAATAGGCAGTCAGAACAGAACAGTTTCACCCAACGAGGCGAAATCAGCACTAACACATTGTATCAAATTACAGAGACCCATAATGATGTGGGGTGCACCAGGTATTGGTAAGTCAGACATCGTTAAACAGATCGCAGACTCTGAGGGCAGAGAAGTGATCGACATCAGACTTCCACTATGGGAGCCAACAGACATCAAGGGTATTCCTTATTACAATTCAAAAGAGAACAACATGGTCTGGGCGAGTCCGGCAGAATTGCCAACAGACCCCAAGAGTAAGGCGATAGTGTTCTTGGACGAGTTGAATTCGGCGGCACCGGCTGTACAGGCGGCGGCGTATCAATTGATTTTAAACAGAAGAGTAGGACAGTATCACCTACCAGAAGGCGTTTCAATCGTGGCGGCGGGTAACAGAGATTCGGACAAAGGTGTCACTTACAGGATGCCGGCTCCATTGGCAAACAGATTCGTTCACATAGAATTAAGAGTGGACTTCGAGGACTGGATGGAATGGGCGACCAACCAACACGTACACGCAGATGTTGTGGGTTACTGCACATTCGCCAAACAAGATTTATACGATTTTGATCCTAGAGGTAGTTCTAGATCATTCGCAACTCCTAGATCATGGAGTTTCGTATCCCAACTTCTATCAGATGACCTGCCAGAAAGTACGCTCACTGACCTCGTAGCAGGTTGCGTAGGAGAAGGCCTGGCCGTTAAGTTTATGAATCATCGTAAGATTAGCGGTCAGTTACCTAACCCATCTGATATATTGAGCGGCAAGGTCCGAGACCTTAAGACAAAAGAGATATCAGCGATGTACTCTCTTACAGTTTCTTTGTGCTATGAACTACAACAGGCACACGAGAAGAAAGACAAAACTTGGAATGAACAAGCGGACAGGTTCTTTAACTACATGATGGACAACTTTGAGACAGAGTTGGTTGTTATGGGTGCGAAGATTGCCTTGACAAACTACAAACTTCCGTTCGATCCTAGCAAGTTGAAATCATTTGATAGGTTCCATAAGAAGTTTGGCAAGTACGTCATAACTGCTATGGAGTCTAAATAATGGTTGATTATCACGATCAGAAAATAATAGACAAACTGGTTACCGCAAGGATCGCCTTACTACTGAAGCATCCGTTCTTTGGTAACCTCGCAACTAGATTGAAACTAGTGAATGCAGATGACTGGTGTCCGACTGCTGGCACAGATGGCAGACACTTCTTCTACAACACTAAATTCATAGATTCACTCACACCCAAAGAAGCAGAGTTCCTGTTTGGACATGAAGTACTACACAATGTATTCGAACACATGCTGGTGAGGATTGGAGACAGGGATCCACAACTTTGGAACATAGCGGCTGACTATGCCGTTAACCAGATATTGAAAGACAGCAACATCGGTGAGATGCCCAAAGGCAAGAAAGGTGAGAACAAAGGCTTCCAGGACGACAAGTACAAGGACTGGGCAAGTGAAAGAATATACGATGACCTTTACAAACAGGCCAAGAAGAACGGCAAGAAGATGTTGGAGAAACTTGGCGAGCTGATGGACGATCACCAGGAGTGGGGTAAAAGCGATGGTCAAGGCAAGGACGGCAAAGATGGCAAGAAGGGTGGCAAAGGCAAGCCTGTGTACACCAAAGAAGAATTGAAGAAGATCAGAGATGAAGTTAAAGAAGCGATGGTGAGTGCGGCACAGAGCACAGGTGCAAGTAATTTGCCAGGTGCCCTACAGAGATTGGTAAAGGATCTCACAGAGCCTAAGATGGACTGGAGAGAAATACTGCAACAACAGATAATGAGCACATTGAAGTCTGACTACACTTGGATGAGACCCAGCAGAAAGTCATGGCACACATCTGCCATATTGCCAGGACAGAACAATGATGAGATGATTGACATATGCTTGGCACTTGACGCCAGTGGTAGTATTAGCAACGAACAGTGTAAAGAGTTCCTTACAGAAGTTAAGAACATAATGGACCAATACAAAGACTTCAGAATACATTTATGGTCGTTTGATACTGCGGTGTTCAATCCAAAAGTGTTCACACCAGACAACGCAGACGAGTTGTTGGACTATGAATTAGGTTCAGGTGGTGGTACTGAGTTTGAATGTAATTGGGACTACATGAAGGAACAGGGCATAGAGCCTAAGAAGTTCGTGATGTTCACAGATGGCTGGCCTTTCGAGACGTGGGGTGACGAACACTACTGTGACACAATATTCTTGATCAACAATCCATACGAGAGAGACATCGAGGCTCCCTTTGGACTAACGGTACAGTACAATGATTAGGTTACTCTGGGAGACTTTCAAAGACTGGTTCTTTAATGAAGTGTCCATATCCATAATGAGTTTTGGATTGCTATTGATAGCACTATGGAGTTACCTGTCATGATCAGTGCGATAGTAAAAGCGTCATTGCTTATGGCTTTAATTTTAATAATTTTAAATTGGATGTTGTAATGATGTTATTTCCAAACACGAATCCATACACAGGTAAACTTGAGAAGGCAAAGAACCTACGCAACTGGATGATAGATGCCGCAACAATTCTGTTTGACGATAGCAAGAATGATTTACGGGCATTGCCAAAGACCGTGAGACTTCAGATACTCGTGACTTTAAGTTTCCTATGGAGCACTGCATTCACGATCTATTTTTGGGGCATAAGAGCCGACATATGGTTGAGTTGGTTCCTAGGACACATAGCAATAATATTCGTGGCCTACTACACTTTCAAACAATTCCATGGCAAGGCACACACAATGAAACCTTCGAAAGAGGAACCACCAATGTACGATGATGTTTGGGGTGCCTGATGAAAGTGAATCCAAATAATTTCTTCAAGAGAGAACTAGACATATTACCACCACACTTCGTTAACACAGTGGTGAAAGCACACGAGTCCGACATAGAGAAGATGCGTAAATGGATCTACGAGAACTGCTCAGGAAGATATTCAATTACCAAAGATGTGATTTACCAAGGCGACACTTCAAGATCCATCACTGTGCTTGGTTTCGAGAATCCCGGAGACCTGACCTTGTTCGCACTCAGTGGCAAGGCCCAAATAAATCAAAACTAACCGTTGCACTCCATAACTAATTTTAGTATAATATACGTACATTAATACCAATTGCAATTAGGAGAAAAAACAAATGGCAACAAAAAAGAAAAACTTAAAGAAGTCTGCCAAGACTGCTACTGCACCTAAGGAAACAGCGACGGCTCAACCTCAGGCGGCACAAGCACAGGCACAAGCACAGGCTCCACAACCGGATCCGACTGCCTTAACAATCGCAGATCTTAAGAATCTTGCTACCATACTTGACGTGGCATCCACAAGGGGTGCGTTCAAAGCCAACGAGATGGCGGGTGTAGGATTCCTATACAACAAACTACAGGCGTTCCTGGCTAAGATGGCACCGGAACAGAAACCTGAAGACACAGCAGGAGCACCGGCAACAGCGCCAGGGACTGCGGAAGGAAAATAATGGCGAACTTAATGAACGTTAATGACCAGGCCATGCCAATGGGTGCAGACTCAGGAGCAGGTGAAGGTCAGACAGGTCCAAAGAGACACTTCAAACACATTGGAGAGCTCGTGGATGGTGGAGCGAAGGTTGTAATCATGTACAGAACAGTGCCTGGTGAACCCAACAACTGTCTTGTTGTAGGAACCAAGTTCTTGCCTGATATGTACCACAATGCATTGATGAAGGCCGTTGAATCAGAAGGCGGACAAGACGCAGACGAGTTCGCGGACTTCGCCAGCAGGCAGACTTTCCCAGATGGGACCAACATGTTGGCCATGATGCACAACGACAACTACATCAAGAAGTTCAAGACCAAAGAGATCATGGTCACTTTCGGTAACACCGCTGATGGCAGGATCTTGTTGAATAAATTGAATGAGATGGTTGCCAAAGAAAAAGGCACGACCGTGGAAGCCATGGCCGTTGATCCTGATGCACCAGCACCAGCCAAGAAGACTACCAAGAAAGCGGATGCCAAAAAGACAACCGCCAAAGAATAAGACATGGGTACAGTTGACGCAAGATTTCGTCAAGGAATGGCCGGAGGTGTTAGAAGGACTACAGTTCCAAAACATGCCGGTCAAGTACCTGTTATACATAGACATTATCCTAAAAAATAACATCACCATACACTACGACATAGCCAAAGAGCTGAAGACCAAGAAACAGGAAACCATCGCAAGATTCTTGAGAAAAACAATCGAAGACAATTATTTGAAAATAAAGAGTGTAGACATGAAATTTGACATACCAGCCCTGAAGAGAGACATGCAAAACAAGACCTCGCTTATCATGGCCAAGACTTTCAAAAGATGATATTAAAAAAAAACTTTTTTATTATAACAGCACATCCTGATGACATAGAAAGCGGTTGTGGAGGGCTAGTATCAAGGGTAATTGCTAGTGGAGGATCAGTGACCAATCTAATATTAGTGAAACCTTCTGCGGAACACAATGAAAAACGTGATCAATTAATTGTTTCTGCGGAGTTAGAAAAAAGCAGTAAAATACTGAACTTCAAAACAATAATATATGACACACCGTTGCATGAAAATGGTAGGCCAAACTTGATACTTTCGAATAACTTGATATCATACGTTGAATCACACATCAACAAACACGATATACTGATCTCGAATTGGAAGGAAGACCATCACCAAGACCACCGAGTGTGCTATGATGTCGCTAGGAGTGTTGCAAGAAAAGGTTTTGAACAATTCTGGTGCATAGACAGTCCGCTATACAACTTACACTACAAACAGTTCGATTGCAATCACTACGTGGACATCACAGATCATGTTCAACAAAAAAGAAAAGCCTTAGAATCATACGCCACATATTTCAGTGATACTTCTATTGACACTATAATTAACTATAACAAATTCAGAGGGAGTTTTTTAGGTGAAAATAAAGTTGCGGAAACATTTCATCTAATGTACAATAAAATATGAGAATTTTAGTACTAGGAGGCTACGGATTCATAGGAAGTCATATTTGCCAGGAATTAAAAGCCGAGGGACACACTATAGGTATCGTGGATTGTTATCATCAATACCACACATTTCCTGACTGGGAATACCATCCCGTTTTGAATCAGAGAAAATCTATAACACGCACCGACAAGGAATACATTGGACAAATAGAGAACCTACAGTTCATGGAACAAACGTTTGAGGATTTCAAACCGGACAGGGTTATCCACGTGGCCACGTATCCAAACGCAAGGATGGTCAAAAGGAATGTGCTTGACGCCACCAACAACATGGTGACTGCCACCGCTTACATACTTGACCTATGTGTTAAACACAAAGTACAAAAAATTGTTTATGCATCAAGCAGTATGGTATATGGAGAGTTTGATAACAAGATCCCGGACGAATTCGTTGTGCCAAAACCAAACACACTCTATGGATCATACAAAAGGCAAGGCGAGATCATGTGCAAGATATGGCACAGGGAGTATGGACTGAACTACATCATAATGAGACCTTCGGCATTATACGGAGAGAAAGACACAATCACTAGGGTCATAAGCCAATTGACCAAAGCCGCACTCACCACGGGCAAGATGACTGTGCAGGGGCCAGACAATAAACTAGACTTCAGTAATGTTCTTGACGTGGCCAAGTATTTTGCCATGGCCACAACAAATGAAGTTATCAACGAAACTTTTAACTGCACCAGAGGAAATGGAAGGAAGATAGTGCATGCCGCGGAAATCATAAGAGACACATTAGGAGTTGGGGAGATCATTACAAAGCCACATGACTCATTCTATCCAAACAGAGACACTCTTAACAGTGACAAGGCCAAGTCGATGCTGAACTTCAACCCAACTATAGACATCGAAGAAGGCATACAAAATTACATAAATTGGTTCATGAGACAGCCTTTTTATTTTGAGAATTTAGATATTAATAAAAAATTTCAGTTGGGTACAGCAATTTAAATTTGCTCCTGCAAAAATCCCATGTGTATGTTTGAAGTATGATGTCTTCATTATAATCACTTTCCTCAGTAAATTTTTTGCCATCTAAGGCACCTTTGGCTAACCATTCGTTTTTGGTTCCTAACCATTTTTTCAATCTATACTGTCCCTCCACCGTGGGTTTTTTGTTCTGCCATAAAACTAACTTGCATACTTCTCTGAAAGCATTTTTCCATGCAGTGTAATTATCGGGTGCCAACACAGTTTCGTTTGAAATAATCGGTACGACTTCGTGCGGTTGGGATAAAGTAAAGTCTAAGATATTATCATCTGGCGTTTCCATGCACAGTGTTTTATTGTACAAGTTGATGTTGAAGGTTCCGTACGCAATATTCAACTCCTGTAAATGTGCATAGAATATCCTGTGCCTTTTTGTTAATGCCCTGTCAACAGTGTAATCAAACATGAAAGTTTCCTTGACCTTGCTCTTTGCAAAAACGGCATAAAAATATTCTGTGCTTGATGTGGTGGACGCTTGTTTGTATGCCTGTGTCCTACCGTCTACGTTTCGTATCCAATGCAGTTTGTTTTTCAAGTTATTACGATATATGTGATTTTTCAGTAAGTCATAATTTTCTTGTTCAAATGGTTCTCCGTTAGAAATAAAGCAAATGTCAAAACAGTCTTTTTTGTCCGGAGTGCCAATGTCGTATATGAAGGGATAGTCATATATCTGTGTTTTTATATGTGACAGTGACTTGCCTGGCAAATAGAAAGTATTTCCTGACCTGTATATCTTCAAGTCTTCCCAGTAAGATGGATAGAACAAACCAACGTCTGAGGTCTCTGAATATTTCATGTATCTTGCCATGGGTATTTTGAATGTTAATATGTTTTCCATAACGTTGGACAAATCATAGTCTTGCTCTAGGTAATCAAAATCATAATCAAAATTGTGTGTATGATAATTCACATCTTTGTAATCACGCAGGAACTTTATGTCTTGGTCGGCAAATTGTTTAGGGAATAAGAACGTATCACCTTCCTGCTGTTGTTCATTTGCCCAAACGTGAACCTGGGTGGCTTGATGCTGTTCTGGAATGTAATCAAAATCAAAATCACTGTAATCAACTTTACTGCTCAACATCCACTGGTATTCTGTGTGTGCCTCTAGTAACATTCTCTTCGCTATATGGAAATAACTGTCAACAAACGGTATGACCACCGCATGGGGAAACACAGACTTTATCACTGCTATATTGTTCCTGCTTTTACTATTTCCAAAATCTACTGCTACGCAATCAAACACCATAGTACTCCTTGATGGAATCGCAAACGTATAAAACCTCGTTCTTCTTAAGGAAAGGATGTATGGGCAACGAGATCACGTCCTGACAGAACTTTTCTGCATTTGGCATTTCCTGTCCTGTGTAAAACATCTTCATCCTTGCCATGGATTGTGGATAATGTATTTGCGTCTGTATACCTTTGCCATCCAGGAACGCTTTGAGTCCGTCCCTGTCCTGTGCCCGAATAACAAGTTTGTGATTATTTGAAACAGTGTACAGACTCGATTCTATAGAACTGATTCCTGCGTCGTCTAATTTCCTAGTGTACCACTGCCTAACCTTTTTTGATCTAGACAACAATGACTTATACTTGGAAAGTAAAAAATTCAAAATGTTGGCATGGTCGTTGCTCAGGCATGAGTTGTATCCGTATTCTAACTTGCCCGTGCCTTTGCCGTGATATCGTAGGCTACGGATAAACTTCGCTTCGTCAATGTCATCTGTAAGTACCATCCCCCCGTTGCCAAAACAAGGCAATGGTTTGCTTGGGGCAAAACTGAGACTGCTTATGTCACCTAATTTGCCACTTGGTATTTTTTTGTAAAAACTTCCGAGGCTCTGTGCGGCATCCTCTATGAGAGGTATTTTGTGTTTGTCACAGTACTGTCTTAGCCTATCATAATCTGCAAGATTGCCAAATAGGTTCACGTACACTAATGCATCGGGTAAGATTGTGGCAGGTAGATTTGCGATCAATCCTTTCCTGTCAACATCAACGAAAGTTATTGTCGCTCCGGTCCTTTTAATCGCTTCCGCTGTGGCTAGATAACTGACCGCTGGACACAGCACATTTGATCCTGGTCCTATTCCTTTGGCCATTAAAGAAAAATAAAGTGCGTCGGTGCCACTACCTACCGCTACTCCATAGTTTCTCTTTGTGAATTTTGCTACAGACTTTTCAAATTTGTCTAGCCAAGATCCTGCTGTATGGCTACTACTAACAACATCGCCTGATCTCCAAACTTCTTTTGCCCTACGTGTGATTCTCCAACTGTAGGCATCATAGATCCTATCCACTCCACCAAACTTAATCATCAGAATTCTTTCTTAACACCAACATGTGGATTCTCCACGCAACTGTTGGTTATTTCTTTTATTGTCTCTTTGTTTAAATCTACGTCACAACTGGCACTGGGTTTGATCCCACAACCCACACACAACAATAGTATTATTAGATATTTCATCCCAGTACTCTCACTCCGTATTTGTTGGTAAACGCTCTACCATCCGCCCTGTCATTCACAATTGGTTGTCCCTTTATATTCAAACTGGTGTTCAAAAGTATGGGGCAACCCGTCTGTTTTTTCCATTCCGTCAACAACGCATGGAACCCTGGATTATCCGTCTTACGCACCGTTTGAACCCTACTTGTGTGATCATGATGTATTATGGCAGGGAAGTCTTTACCATGCGTACACGCCGCTGTAAATTGCATATAAGGGGTGTTTTGAACTGCTTTAGGTAGCTCAAAATACTCGTTTACATCCTCCTCTAATATGGCCGGAGCGAACGGTCTGAACTTCTGTCTTTTCTTGATGCTGTTTACCAGATCCTTGATGTCCTCACCCCTGGGATCGGCCAACAGCGATCTATTACCAAGTGCCCTAGGACCAAACTCCGCCCTGCCGCTGGCCACTCCCACCATCTTGTTTTCCTTCAATTCTTTAATCAGGCTGTCCACCGGATACTCGCCATCTATCTCGTGTCCCAGGAATGGGTGTTGCCAATCAAGATGCTTTTTCTCATGTGCGGCTATACAGCCTAGGCTTGATCCTGCGTCACCTGGGTTTGGAACAATCCATATGTTGTCAAACAATCCCATGTTGGCCAACACCCTGTTGGCGGCACAGTTCAATGCTACACCGCCTGCATACACAAGATTACGTGATCCATACTTGCTGGCCCTGTGCCATAATTCTGCAAGGCATTCTTCTGTGACTGCCTGTATGCTGGCGGCTATGTCCATCACATCTGCATTTGGCTCCCAGTCGCTCAATCCCCTGTGTAGATTCTTTTTCAGTTTGAAAGGTGTCTGATACACGAAATCATCATAGATCTTTTGTTTGTATTTTGGTGTTCCGTACGCGGCCATGCCCATCAGGATGTATTCCTCTTCCGCTGGCTTGAGTCCACATCGATGTGTGAAAGCACTGTACAGTATTCCTATGCTGTGCGGATAGTTTAGTGTTTCTTTTCTTTCAACCAAGGTCTTGTCTGCCGTTGATATCGATACAGTCTCCCATTCTCCTATTGCATCCACTGTCAGTATTGTTGCTCCTGTGTCCTTGAAAGGTGACGTGAAGTATCCTGCCGCGGCGTGTGAGTCGTGGTGTTTCACGTACTCATCTATCTTGATTCCAAAGTGATCCAAGTGCCATTGTGGCATCTCGGTGTAACTCATGGCCAATCCGTACTGTCCCGCGTAGAACTGTCTGGTCTTCTTCAACAGTGGTAGTTCGTAATACACTACCTTATCAAATGGCCCAAAAGTTTTGGCCTCGTCCACTATCTTTTGGTTAAGGTAGTGATCGTTCTTGACCTTACTATAACGTTCCGCATGTGCGGCCCACAATATCTCACCCGTGCCAGAACTGTAATCCACCACAGCCATGGCGGCATCGTGATTCATGCAGTTGATTCCTAATATCTTCATCTACCTATTTCCCATCCTAACACCACACCATAGTTCTCTTCGCCGTTGTGCTTTTCATATGCTGGAGAGATGAAAAGTCCTCCTGCCTTGTATCTGATCATTGGCAGTACGTCCTCTAATTCATATCCCGTCACCAACCCTATTTCTAGAGTCCAGTATTCATCCAGCTCAAATTCTCTGCCAACGTATGTGCTGATCCTGTCCTCGGAGTTGTAATACACACCTGCTATATTGTCGTCCACTGTGCACCTTGCGTGTGGATGAATGTTGTTGTAATCCGCTTCCAGACCAACATGCATTGACAGTGCCAAGAACAATCCTAAACAGTTCATTTGATGTTGAACCATCCTTTCGCCCTGTCCCTGAACTTCTCCCATTCATTCAACTCTACGTCATACTCGAAATTCTGTGTTGTGAGGTTGACCTGCACTTCCTTGGCTCCGTTCTTGAGATGGAACTTACGTGCCATGTCCGTGAGAGGACTCAACGTGATCAACCTGTTGAGATGGTTTGATTGTTTGATCATCTTGTACACTTCATTGACCATGTGCTTTCCGCCACCTTTCTTCTTGGCCCACACCGTGTAGGCTATCGCTATAGAACCCTGTTGTCCTGCCCTGTGTATCGCCTGCATGGCGGCGTCTTTACTCATTGTGTCCATCTCCTCCACGCTCTTAGGTATGCCATGTGTGAATGCGAAACACATTACAGCCGCTATGTCTCCCTCCTCGTCCTTGATTCCGTATATCTTCCTGCCGTATGCCTGTCTGAACTCCAGACTAAGTTCAGGTCGCACAGGATCTTCCGTGACATCTATGTACGGCAGTTCGATCAGTTCGAACCGGGGCGTCTTTTCCAACGCTTTCTTAATTTTTTTGAGCACCATCCTATTTGTATATGAATGGATCTTTCTTCTTTAACTCTTTGAGTCTCTTCCTGTATTTGATCTCTTGCCGGATCTTGTTGATCAGATTCTTTATCCAAGTGAACATTATCTGTCTCCTATCAGTTTGTTAAAAGTTGGTAACATTAATTTTACAGCATCTTGGTGTGCCTCGTCAAGTGGATGTGTGGTGCCACGTGGATAGTCATTCAAAAGTGCCCATTGATTGAAACCCATCATCCTCTCTCCAAAACTATACCATTTGGTAAAATCAATCTCACCATGCAATGCCTTCATTAAAGGATCCTGGTCTTTGTGTTGTTTCAATTCGTCATAAAACAAGGTATTGTCTGCCAGTGTGAACATGTATGGTATTTGTTTCTTCTCCAGAATATTCTGCAACCAGATTATGCTCTTCCAACTGAGGTAGGTCTCATGGTACGGGTTGGCCGCATATTTGTATATGGCCTCGGCAAAAGGTTTTACCCCAGATTCTAGCATGTTGTTTTGTCTGGTTTTCCATTGCTCCTGCTGTGTCTCTGATCCCTGTATAGTCCTGAATGCTTCCTCGTTTCCCCTTGTCGTGTCCCATGGTGAGATACTTGTCCACCTTGTGTCCTCTAACATTCCATTCATGGGCATGGCCCAATCATAACGTGAGAGAAAACTCCACATGACCAGCACACAATCAACGTCTCTGTTCTGTGACACCGCCTTGAATGTCCTACGAGCTATAGCACTGTTGCCTGCTCCACCAGACGCAGTGCATATGTAGTCATCGTGTGTTGCTTCTGTGAGCCTGTAGGCCCATGCCTTCTTGGATGGTGTCTTGCCGCCCACATCATCCGAGAGTTCATTCCCTAGCGTGAAACTGCAACCTCCTATAATTACTTTCTTACTCATATATCCTCAGTATGTTATTTAAAAGTGGAAACATGTCTCCAAAATTTTCCTTCCGGTACTTGTCTGTCTGTAATATCCTCGCTTTACGTTGTTCTCTGATCTCTGGTGTGTCCCTATCAGCGGCGTTCATGAAACGTATGCTGGGCTGATAATCAGTCAGCATGTGATACCTGTCTGTAACTATGTCCTTGACCTGTCGTGGCAGTGTTTGAATATTAAACACATCTGGATCAAAGCAAGTGTTTACGTAAAAAAAATTGGGTTGAAACTGTGCCACCCATAACGCTATCTTGGCCCAGTTAAACACATTGAATATTGATACTGTTGAACATATCTGGAAGTCCATGTTAGGTGTTTTCATTTCTTTGAACTTGACAAGATTTCCATTTACCTCCCTCCAATTGGCAGGATGCCTCTGGTATTCGAAAGGTTCTCCAACGTCATCGATGCTGAACGCTACTTCTACGTGTTTAAAATAACTCCAAAGATCGAAAATATCTTGCGGTGGCAACTGTGTACCGTTAGTGTTATAATGAATGTCAATGTTCCTTGCATATCCCTTTTCAACACAATGCATCAGGATCTTAAAGTGATCCTTAATCATGAACGGTTCTCCGCCCGTGAATTCGAAGTACTCAACATGCTTGAGATCATCCTGCAACTCCTCGAAGAACTGTGGATTGCGTTTTGGCCATCCACCTTCCTTGAGTTGCATCCTTGCTAGTGGGTTATCTCCACCCTTGGCCGTCTCATAATCTATTTCCTCCTGTGCCCACTTGCTGGAACTCCAGGAACCGCATATCCTACACTTTAAATTACACACGTTGCCTAACTTAAAATCAATAAATTTCAGCGTTGGCTCGTTATTAGGTGTCCAGTCTGTAAGACTAGTCTTCATCTTGTACAGTGAATTTTGTCTTTTACTTGTCTTTCCTGCATTTTCTTCTTGCCAACAACTTTGACACCCTTTAGGACGTTCACCGTTACGGAACTGCTCACGTAAATTTTCCATATATGCATTGTCTTGAATTGACTTAAGACTCTGTTCGAACACTTTGACATCAGGTACACTTCCTTTGTATAGACAGCATGGAGATGCTCCACCGTTAACATCAACCTCAAGATGTGTCCAAGGTAGCGGACACACATTTGATTTTATATACTTGTCCACCATTCGAATGCTCTCTTGTTATTTTGTAAGATTTTAGTTATGTCTGTTCCCCTTATCCTGTCTAACCTTTCGATTTCTGCTTTGCCTTTTTTTTGTCCTTCTATGTATTTCTCTTTATCGTACACATATTCGTTGTTTCTCTTCTGCTTTTGCATTTCGTCCAACTGTGAAAAAAAATTCCTTAAATTTTTATTTTTATACTTGATAGTTTTTTCTCTCACATCATCAATAATCTCAGACATTATGTCATATGGCATGAACAATGGTGCTATGGCATTATCATGTGAGAAATTGAATACTTGTTTTGTCAATAATTCTATCCCTAGGTCGTTGCTTAGGTGAACCATGTTTTCAAGGTCAAAAAGTCCAGGCAGTGTTATAGTGAGGTCCAACTGCATACGTTTGTAATCGTGGTTATTGTCACAAAACTGTAGACCGTATTTGATGTTGTCCAACCATTCATTATACTTGAGACCTGTTCTAATATATTCTCCAATCTCACCTGTGCCGTCTATAGATGCACATATCTGGAATTTTGGGAAATACTTTAGTAAGTCATCAAAAAGATTCTTGCCATAAAAATTTATCCTACTCATGTTAGAATTGTATCTCGCTAACACCTTGTCTGCATATCCTAGTTCCTTAATTCTTTCCATTGCTGTCCAATGTATTTTCCACATCAGAGGTTCGCCTCCACACCAGTACAATTCAGTAATTCTTTTTTGTTCTACTGCTTCTACAAATTCTTTAACAATCTGTTGATCATGAAACTTTTGCAACTTCTCTTTGATATCTTTTCTACCCCATATCCTATAGTGTTCATAATCGCCTTTTCCGTGTTTTTTATTCTCGGTCTCCCATGTGCTTGATAACATGTCTCCACACATTCTACAACTGAAGTTGCAAAGGTTAGAGAACCTATAATCAAAACTTTCAACTTTCATCGTTGTTACACCTGTGGCGTCTGTGCTGTCAAATGCTTCGTTGATTTTGTTTTTATACAACCAATTGAAATGTTGTCTGTATACTTGTTCATTCAACAATTTGTAATTGCACACAGCACATTGAGGTATCTCCTCACCTGCTAACAGTTTAAGCCTTACACTTTTCATGTAGTCCGAGTTCCAATGTTGTTCCAAAGTCGTAAGATTCAATTTATCGTTATGACCTTTTGGATCAATAGTATCAATATACTGCTTGAAGTTTTCACTAGATTCACGTGAACTACAACACAACCTACGCTCCATTTGTGGCGACAAGTATGTGTGTGTCCATGGAGCCATGCAAAAAGTCTTGTTTCCTTCGTTTGGTTTAATCCTTTTCATATAACTCCGTGAGTTCTGGGAATACATCGAGAATATTTTCATCCCTGATCACATCCAATTTATTCATTGCTTGTCTGAACTGTGGCAGGTCTTTACTGTTGTCCCTTCTCATCATGTAATCTATGCCTGATTCAAATCCTTTGGTTGCCCTAGTGAGACTATCTAGAGGACGTAACCATTCAATATGTTTTTGATACTTTTCTTTCACCTTGTCTTTGAACGTTTCAGGCAACAGGTCAATTCTTTGTGCATAAGGAAACTGTAACAAATTGAAGTTAAAATCCTGTGGTTTTAGCAATCCTTGATCTACCCAATTTCTATGGAAGTCAGGAATGTGTAGGGCATTTATAAGTCCAACTGTAGAACTGATATAAAAGTCAACCTGTGGGCACACCTCTAACATCCTCTTTCTGTTAGCAACAATATCATTCCACACAGTTCCTTTACGCATGAACTCTCCACGTTTGCCTTCTGCATCTAGGCTGGCACCTATTGACACGGAATCAAACTTATTCCAAAGTTCAAGTACATCTATGTCCTTAAATTTTGTTTTAGTAAAATTCGTGTTGTAAATTAATCTTACGTGGTACATTTTACGCTTGTCTAATTCTTTCAATATCCTATAGTGCTCTTCCATTATTATTGGTTCACCACCAGCAAAATAAAATTGTTCTACATGCTCAAACTGATCTAACATCTGTTCCCATATGTCGTCACTGCTCCGTCCCACTTTCATTATCTTTGCATGGTTAGGAGGAGAACCTGTGAGTTTCTTGTGGTCTTCATACCAGTTACTACTGAACCATGTTCCGCAACTCCTACAGGCCAGGTTACATAGGTTACTAAATCTTATATCCCAATACTTGATAACAAAATCTGCTGTGCCGTCTGCCTGTGTGTTTTCAACCATTCCAATATTGTGTCCGAAGTGTTTGTTAGAGCTCAGTCGCAGGCTAAAAAATCCTGACTTCTCTTGGTCGTAACATTTAGAACAGTGTTTGCTGGCCTTGTTTGCCAGCATGTTCTTTCTGATGCCTTTCATCTCCTCGTTGTTGAATACTTCTGCCATGGAATTCTTGTTGAGATCACCTACTGGATATTTGTCCAATGCAAAACAACAAGGATACGCTCTACCGTCAGGGAAAGCATGTATGTGCAACCATGGCATCATACAGAACGTGTCACTGTCTATCAACAACCCCTTTTCTTTGGACGTCATGTCTTTGATCTTTAGTTTCTCGGGCTCTTTGGCCCCATAATCATAGGCCACGGTACCACTCTCCTATAATTGGGAAAGTCTTTTCAAAGTCCTTGCCTGATCGTTTGTCGTACTGACTGTAGAATTCCTTGAAGTCTTTCTGTAGTTTGCTCTGTTCGGCCGCATCCGCATGCGGTGTTTTCACAACATCAAGGTAGTCGATTAATCTCTGTGTTTGATCTATTTCCATGCTCTCCAACCATCTGTTATTATTAGTTAAGAACTTTACCAAACCACCCTTAAATTTATTTCTAAGTTCATCTGGCAGTACAAGGGGTGACTGAAAACTAGGGAACCGCAATATATTGAGTGTGAAATTGATTGTTGGTCCGTATACTTTGCTCGCACTCTTGAACCAAACCATCTTCTCTAAAAACTCAGGCAGTGTTTCTAAACACAAAGCATTTATGGTTGCCATGTTGTGTATTTCAGAAGGTACTTTGTCCACCATCATGTGTAAAAGGTTAGAATGCCATGTTCCAAAGTCCAATCCATCTCTGATGTATTCTGCCTGTTGAAACGTTGCTTCGCAACTTGTGTACAAATGAAAGTTCTTGAACCCTTTCAGTTTCGTTTTGAATCTATCTATAATGCTTTGTTTCGCTCCTAGATTAGAGTTGATAGCAATACGCATGTCTGGGTTTATTTTGTCCCCCTGTGTTTCTATCCAATCCAACAACCTCCATAAGTTAGGAGACATCATTGGCTCTCCACCCGTGATCCTTAATTCATCCAAACTCTTGTGCAGATCCGATTCCCACCACTTGTAGAATGCCTCGATGTATGGATTTGTCTCGTCCTTTTTATATGGTTCCGCTGAATCGTGTGCATGGGTGAAATGGTTACGTCCGTCTGACTTCAATCCTGTGTATGGCCCTTGTCTTTTGATGTTGTTTGCCCACGTAGAACTGAATTGAGGATTACAATACGTACAGGCAAAATTACATGTCCTGTCAAATGCAATCTCAAGTGTTTTCAAATTAACATTATCCTTATAAGGTGATTCATATGCATTTTGTAGATCATCATTGGTGAATATCTTAGATTTATATACCCTGTCGCTTATGTTGTCTCTGCCAACATCTTCTATCTTCCAGCAGTACTCACATCCTGCAGGCCTCTCACCACACTGCATCTGTCTTCGTTGTTCTTTCTTTTGTCTTGTGTTGTGTATCGCACTTGGGTTTGTTTTTATCTCTTCGAGGTCAATCTTGTGTGGTAGTGGATGATGACAACTTGTGGTCATTCCACTGCCTAACCATATTGTAGCATTATACCACTTGGCTCCACAGAAACTTGCACTCTTTGGATCTAGTATTTGTTTTTTATATTCAAGATCGTCCATCTTTTCCTTTGAAGTAGTCTTTTAACTTGTTGTATTCGTCTGTAGGACAAAGTATTTCACTCCTAAACATAATGTCCTTGACCCAGTGGTAGTGTGCTATTGGCGGAGGGTGTGATTCGCCTGGCATGTAGTATTCTTTATAATTATCTTGCCCAAATTCCCACAATCCTTTTTTGTCTTCATAAAAAATAAACTTTGTCCAGTCTATGTGATTGTACAAAGTTTGTTCACTATTACTGTGGAAATTATGATTTATGACATTCTTGTTGAACACCATCATTGTGTATGGTATTCTTTTCTTATCAAGGAATAGTTGTGTCCTTAAAATATGTTCAAGTGTTCTATAACTTTGATGCTGTTCATTCCAAAAATGTCGTCTAAAATAATCATGCTTGTCGGCAAGTCTATGTCCTCCGAACCAAGTGCTCCATTTGAAATCATCATCCCAGACACGATAGGTTATACGTCCATCTAAATTATCGACGCCTTCGTCGAGAGTTATCACCTCATACCTGTCGGCTCCGGACCACATAATGTACATGTGTGCGATTTCCCTGTGTTTCATTGCACTGTTGATCACTGCCCTTGATATTGTTTCGTTCCCGCTGGCCGATCTGCCCTTGTTGAGCATGTGTGACCCACCGTCGAACCATGGGATAAATTTAGGCCAGCAATCCCATTTGAATCTTGTGAAACTGCAACCGTGTGCAACTGTAATATCAGGCATTCATACACTCCTTCCAAAATTCTTCCATTTCAGGGAACGTGTTCAAGAACCTAGTAGAACGCCTGCGATCGTGTTCGTTAAAAAAAGCGTAAAAGTTTTTTTTATTTTGCGTACTTTCGTCCGCGTTTTCGCGCCAGTATGCGAGATTCCTCTGCATCTTTTGTATCTCGAAGTCCTTGAATATGTGTAACCCGTTCGACTCGCCGGAATTTAACTGCATGTACTTTATATTATCTTCATGTATTGCCTGATACGACTCTGGTAGCAGTGTGATCTGTTGCCATGCGGGTTGACGTAGCAGTGGCACATCGAACCACACCCTCTGGTATGTCTTCGAGTACTTGGTACGTAGTTCCAATATCTTCTCCAGCAGTTTGTCCATGCTTGTTATACTGAGGTTGTTGTAAGTGCATATGAACGTTATTGAATTTCGACCTGGTATCCTGTCCAAGAACTCCTCCACATTGTCCATCATGCGGTCAAATTCCAGACCGTCACGTATGTACTCAGCACGTTCGCCGAATGCGTCAACACTCACGAACTGCATCATGTGTTCCACCTTCTCCTGCATACATATTTCATGTGCCATGTTGAAGTACTTCTCCTTCAACTTCTTGTCCGGAGGACACATATTGCTAGTGACGTTTAGATGCAGGTCTTTTTTAGGGTGGTCCATTATGTATTGGAACACTTTGTAAGTGTTCTTGTCCATCATGGGTTCTCCACCGGTCATACGGAAGTGCTTTAGATTCTTGTACAGTGTTGGCCACCATCTCCAGAAAGCGGTCACGTAGGGGTTGTCCTCCCTGTTGGGTATGGGCCTACGCCTGCCCTGGAAGTGTTCTGGTGCGTTGTGGGGAGGGGTGGTAGGATATTCGCCGTATCTGTCCACCTCCTTGGCCCACGTTGTCGAGAACTGTGGTGAACAATAACTGCACTTGAAGTTACAAGCGTTGTTGAAGTTCACCTCAACATATCTCGGCGTCCAACGTTCGTCTATTGGATTCTTTCTGATGTCATCAAAGTCCTGCATTGCCCATGGCTCTCCGGACCTGTAGTGCCTGTCACTCATCTCCCCGGTCTTCTCAATGTTCCAGCAGTATGAACAACCGTCCGGTTGCTGTCCTTGGAGCATCTGTTGTCGCTGTTGCAGTTTTTCCTGTGTGTTGTGCAATGCCGCGGGATTTGAATTCAATTGGTCGGCGTCTATCTCGTGCAGTGGCGGATGGTAGCACGAGTTCGTAAGTCCCGTGGGTAGGTGCAGTGACGTCTGGTTCCACTTTGCCAGACACATGGTCGGGGAAACTTCTTGCAGTCTATCCTTGACTTTCAAGGCGTCTGCTTTGTAATCACTGGTACTCACGATCTTGCACTCCCTTGTTAATGTGTTGTGGCATTATAAATCTGTAGAACTTGCTGTCATCCTCGCAATACTCTGCTATAGGTATGTCCAGTTGTTGTCTTAGGCTGTTACCAAACAAATGTAACTGGTCATCTATGTTTTCTATATCCACTTGATTGAAATAATTTTGCATCTCATCAAGATCCCTTATCTTGAAAAATTCATTATTGGGTTCAAGCACAGTGTAGAAACAACCCATCCTCGCACCCAGCATAGCATATTTGCCATTGTCTATGTCCGCCCCTATTGTACACCAAGTGCTTAACATTTTTAAATTTTGTCTCCAAATGGACTTAGAATAGTTTTTGGCTGTAATAGGTTTTCCCTTGTCAGTACTCATCTTGACACCTTCCCTGTAGCCTGCCACAAACGCCTGTTGTGGTGTTGCATTTATGACTGTCGTGGAATAGCAGTTGTGCAGATTCTCGTGTGGCACTCCCCAGCAGAAATCTATCTGGTTTTCTTCGGTGTCAGCGTTTTCGTGTGTTCGCATGTTTAGGCAAGTGTCTTTAGACCAACCAACCAATCCTCCATTGCCGTACACCAACCCATTTATGTTGTTCCTTGCTCTCCACCTGTGTACTGCTTTCTTGTTTGTCTTGTTCCAATCCAGTGTCTCCAAAAGGAATCTTTCATCTATGATGTTGTCACCGTCGACGCTTATGAAGAAATCGGTCTCCGCCACGTCTGCCGCGGCCTTGTGTGCGTTGTCAAAACCCACCACGCCGTCAACACGCTTGACCCAGGGCACCTTGTTCTTGAGGTCCGCCCAGTTCTGTTCTTTGTTGGGCTCCTTGTAACTGATGTACACGAAATCGAGGTCGCTTATTCTCGTTCTATCTGCCATGTGACTCCCCCTTCCCCTATGTTGTTAGGCCAGTGTATGTCGCCGTCCTGGAAGAAATAACCTTTGCTTGACTTTTTCAATGTCCTATACTGTGTCTTTGGATTTAGCGTGGGTTTGACCACAATCTCACCATCCCGCAACATGAGGTTCTGCTCGCCGTACTGTCGTGCCCACAATTTCTTGGCATGGGTAACCTCATGCTGTTGGCCTTCGACTGTCACAAAAAACTTCTTTGGTGCACGTTTTGGCATTTTTTTCAGTGCATCAAATAATCCTGGCATGTAACTCCTTGTCATGATAGTGCCACAGCCTGCTGACACGTGTCTCTCCGATGTACACGGAATCTCCCGTGCGGTTTGGGTACAGGTATTCGTTCTGATCCTTGGTTCTCATGGTGCCGTTTACCCCAGGCTTGTGGTGTATGAATTTGAACCAATCATAATCAATCAACTCTTTAGCAGTGGGATCCATAATTCTGTGTGCCAAGGCAAAAACAACGTCTGTGCTGGGATATCTGTCATGGCAAGAGATCAACATTTCAGTTTTGACCTTTTCCCAATTCTTGACTATATGTTCTGCTATCTCATAGAACCTCTGTGCTTTCGCACTCTTACGGAAGTACATCAGACCATTGTAGATGTTGGGCAAGTGATTCCTTGTGAACAATTTCCTATATGGTGTCTGTTTCACCACATTGCCTCTATAGTCAAAACAGTTGACACTGAACACTAAATCGTGTTGCCACAAGTGATACCACCACCAATCCGTGTTGATCGTCCATAACATGTCTGCTTCTAATTTTATCGTATGGGTAAAAGGTGTGATACGAAACGCCTTGTACTCGTTGGCCCACTTGATTTCATGCGAAGCACTGTCGTCTTGTCTCATCATTTTTACGACATCCACGTGTTGATTTTCGAATTTGCTTTTCTCGTCCGTGACCACACATATCTGATTGTCTCTGTTCCAACGCTTGATGCTCTTGGCCAAGGTTATAGACAGTTCAACGTAGTCAGTCTTGTCGTTGTTCTGTGCGAACCAAAGGAATCCCCTAGACATTGGCTATCTCCTTGTTTAATACATGCACATCTTGGTCTTTGACAAATGAAATCTGATCTTTGTACCGCCAGGCCAGGCCGTTGTCGGTCATTTCGATGATTTCACAATCACGTGGCAGTGTTGGCAGTGCGAATGGCATCTTCTCATATCCCATGAATCCGTTGACCTGTTGCAGTGCCATCGCAAACAGGTAATCATTACGCAGGTTCCTAGCGTATATCCTGTACATCTCCCTGAAGTAACTGTAGTTCTCCTTGATGTATTTCACGGTGTCAAATATCTTCCTGACCTTTTCGTTCTTCTTGAACAGTAGCAAAGTGGCCCACACCATGGGTATCATACTCCACCTTCTCTGATCAAAACTGTCTCTGCCTGTCAAGTCGTGTGCCGTGCCTGGTACCAGGAAATCATATTCAGTGTCAAACAAGTTTTTCAAATTATCAGAGAAACAGAAGTAGTCAATGTCCATGACCAATGTTGTGTCGTATGGGGACAATTCATAGGACATGTGCCTGTCCACATTGTTCCAGGGTTCACCATTCAATTTGTTGCCCAATTCTGGCTCTATGAACTTGTACTCTATGAAACCTAGGGGACTCATCCTGCTGAAGGTTTCAAAGTTGGTGACCACCGTTATGTTTTTCGAGATGTTTTTCTTGACCAATCGGACACAACGTTCCAGGATCTTGTGATACCTTGTGTGTTCCGTGTCAAAACAGAATAGCAATACTCCTTGCGTCATCATTCACCTTTTCTTGTAAAAGTTTCGTACATCTGGTGATATGCGTTCAAGGCCTCCTGGTTCCGTTCAATCAGTGTTTTCAAAAAATCATCAGCGTCCTTGATCTCTACTGGATTGTTGTTTGTGTCCAGTATGAAAAATTTACCGTTATTTTCCTTCAGTGTCCTAACTATGCATATGGTCTGGGCGTCCGCACGGAACAGATTGCCGTTGTACGCCAACACCTGTCGTGCGTGTGCCTTCTCCAGAGCGTTGCGTTTGGCGACCGCTATATCATAAGATAGGTCTGATTGTTTTTTGAGTTCGCGAATATCCATACCACAATTATACAATAATTATGGTGGTATAGCAACCTGGTAAAATTATATTGCTGACCTTATTCCGTATGCAAGTAGCACACCACGTGGAACGGTACCAGTGTAGACAAGACTGTGAACAAACCTACGATTGTTAATGAATATGGGTTTGCTGACATCTAGCAGTCCAACGTTTTTAAACTTGAACTTGATGTCTTTGCTGTCCCCGGAAAGCACACAATACAATTGGGTTGGTCCATCGATGATCGCTTTACCATCCTCGTAGGTGAAATCGTCCATGTGTATGGGCAAGACTGAATTTGGTTGTAACTCTACGTACTGCATCTGTAATATATCAGTGAATCCAAAACTTCCCATGGCGTTTCTAAGTTTTTTGTTTTTGATCTGTGTTAGTTTTATTGTTGGCAATACTGGTTGAGGTTTGAGAGATCTGCATTGGCCCTGTCCATAGAATTTTGTGTCCTTGAACTGTAGGTCCTCTGATAGGTCTAGGTCCATGTGTGTTTCCATATCACCATTATGTTCTATGTACGGCAAGTTGTGGAAATCGTCTTTGTGATACCAGTGTGGACCTTCTCCTGTGGCAAAAAATTGCTTGACACTGGCGGGCAAGAAGTCGTGATCCAACTCCACATTCCAGCTCTCCGTGATCAGGTATTTGTGTTCCAAGTTCTTGAATCTCAACAGGTCTTCCTGTGCTATGCACTTGGCTATCCTTGAGAAATACTGGGCCGGGTCACCGTGCAACCATATCTCATAACCTGCGGGGGTGTCTATGCCCGAATTGGTGCAATGCCTGATCGACTCATCGCCTATCTTGATGTCAGTGATGTCTCGCCTGTGTACGTTGATGTAACACTTGTGCCAACTGTTTGGCATCATGATGGTGTCAGAATGTGAGATCGTGTTCCCGTCAAGTGCTATGCACTTAAAACTTGCACTGACCTTGGTGAATATCCGTACCTGCATTGGCAATATTTAATTGCACAAACAGTTGGCTACAAAAATTATTACGGCGAGTTAGAAACCGGATCGTTTGAACTTATCCTGATATCCGCAGCCAGACCCTCAGAGTCATTTGGATAGTTCTCGAGGATGTTGAGTACCATGGCCGGACATAAATTGGGGTTGGTCGGTACACCGGAAAGGTTGCCTGAGTCATAAGTCTCGTCACCCGCTGGGTCTGAAGATACCATCTTGATGGTCATCACTGTGGCCGAGGCCGGAGCCGCGTTCAACTTGGCGAAGATCTCAACGTAGTTTGAGTTGTAGTCTGCGCCGTTGTCTGAAAACAATTTAATCATAGAAGTGTAACCAGTGCTCAGATCATGGAAACCAGTGCCTGAAGCCAAACTGTCCTGCGTCTCACCTGAGCCGGTCCTCACTGTTGAGTGTGCCTTGATGTTTAGGTTTCCCACAGCCGCCGTAAGTTGTTGGAAAACTGTGTCCTTGTCACCGTCCGTTGATCCTGATGTTGCTGGGTCCACCCCAATGTATCCGCCTGCGTTGAAGAAAGCCCTCATCGTGGCGTTGTTGGCGAACGTCACAGATCTCTCAATGGTCGATGTTGAATTCCATGTGCTTGTATTTGTGGTTGTGCCTGCCGCAACACCAGTGGTGATTGCAGTCGCACCTGTTGAACCACCTGCCACAGCCGCCGCCAAGTTGGCTAGGTCTGATATCAGTGCCGCTCTTATCTCGATGGTGTTTCCCGCTGAAACCGATGATGCTGTTATACTAGTGTTGGTGTGGTTGGCGATGTTGTCCATGCCGGTGAATAATGCGTTCCAACTTGAAGCCGCGATCGTTTCGCCTGCTGAAACTGTTGAGATCGTTGACTGGTTCAATCCGTACTCGGCCGATCCCGGGCCAGCGAAATGGTTGTATCCGTATGGACTTGAACTGTTGTTTACGAATGCGTTGTATTCGTCATCTAAAATTGTATCACCTGCTGAATATGCCATCTTGTTATTTAACTCCTATCACGCACTCTGTCAGTGCTGTTTCTTTATCATATTTATGCTTAATTAGTCTACCTAGCACGTTAAAATGGGTACATTCCTCCAGATCGGCCACCCTTGCCTCACCATTGCCTGCTGATACCACACGATCTCCCGCCCGGCCCGTGCCCTGTAATTTCACCATCACACGTCCTTTCAGTGCAACCATGGGGTGTGAATCGTTGTTGCCGGCCTGTGCGTTCATAAGGAACGCGGGTGATTCTGATATCACACCAAAGACGGCGTCTGATAGTGCATCCTTGCACTTGGTTATCTCCGCATCTCCGCCCAAGATCACCACATCTCCCACTTCAGTGTCGCAATCCGCTTCATATCTTTCGGCCAAGTCAGCGTACATGGCGCTGGTTGTGGTCGCGTGTACCACGTTTGCCCTGATGTCTACCAGTGTTGGTGCTTCTAGTTCAGAATCTGTCTGTGCAGACTTGAACGCTGTCCAGGCACCACCTGCGTTTCCATATGTTGTTGATCCGTCGTCTGCGAATGTTTCGTCCCATACCCAGTACAGGTTCTGCTCTGTGGCACTTGAGGTTTCTCCCCTGTTGACTTTAAGTCCAGTATAGTTTGGCATTCCTGCGTTGTTGGATATGTTCCTGTTCAATTCTATGATGTTGTCCTCAATACTCAATGTGCTTGTGTTGATTATCGTGTTGGTTCCGTCGACTGTGAGATCACCGACCCTGAGATGTTCTATCCTACCTGTTGATCCTGTTATCCTCAGTGCCTCTTTCGTGGTCCCTCCATCGTTGACCGTGAATATTATGTCCTTGTCTTGTGTCGTCTGGGCAACCGTGAAATCGTCACTTGATAGACTCATCGTGATGTCATTGCCCGATCCTATCCTTATACCATCGTCGGCCTGTACCGTTAATCTCCCTGTGGTAGTATCTGCCCCGTCTGATCTCAGGTAGTTTGCCGCGGCCACGCCTCCTAGTAGATCTGAATCTGTTGCAGTGCCTCTGAATTTAGCAGATGCTACTGTGCTGGAAAGTTGAATCCCTTGTGCTACCGTGGAAAAACCAGACGCTATCAATGCCGCACCGTTTGTCTCTGTTGAACTGGGTGTGAATGCTATGTTTGAAACTATACCAACCACAGTATCATTGGCAATCATTTTCAATATTGATCTACTGACACCCGTGTTGTCTTCTAAAATTTCACTAGTGAACTGTGTAACACCCGAACCCGCCACCGTAGTTGGACCAATCAAGGTCCAGGCAGAACCTGTGTAGACGTAAAGTTGTGTGTTTGTGGTGTCGAACCACATGTCACCCTGCACTGAGTTTGAAGGTGCTGTAGCAGAGTTGGTCGTTGATCCCACCGGTTTCCATTTTGATCCGGTGTATACATTGATCTGATTGTTGGTCTTGTCGTACCACATCTGTCCCTGTATCTTGTTAGAAGGTGCAGATGTGTTGTTGAAGTTCTCTAATAATTTTACAAGGTTCTCGTTCAACTTCTCACCGAAACCTGCATAACCTTTACCTATAAGTGTAAGGTCTGTAGTGGCGACATCGATAGTGCCATCCGGCAGTGTGACCAGCAAGGTTCCAAATGTGTTGTTAATCTTGTATGCCATTATGAGTCATCCCTAATTGTTGTCAATATACTTACATCGCCTAACATATCAATCAATGTGTTATTCAAAATATCTCTCGCCGGATGATTCTTTATTGAATCTTCCAATGTTTTAATTTCTGTTGCTGTCAAAACATTGTCTATGTTAGCATTTATGTAATCAGCACACTCTTGTTTTGTTATCATGTATTGTTGCTCCTGTTTTGTGCCAGTCTAGCGACCAAATGTGTGTCACCTATTAGTTTTTGTAGTATAACCGCAATCTCCGGTGTCATCCAATTTTGTATAATAGACAATCTATTGCCTTGCATCACACCTTCGACGTCGTCAGTCCAATAAGCGTCAAGCGAACTGTCTTCACCAGTTTCCCACTGTTCATTTAAAAATTCTGTTACTTCTGCCTTCGTTGCCATGCTTGTATTTAATACTCCTTCAACATTGAGTCGTACTTGCCTTTAACGAACGGTTTTGCCATAAAACCCAACACGCCACACAGTGATTCTCCCACCAATCTCACGCATTTTCCAAATAAACTTCCTTTGTTCCTAGCACCAACTTTGTATGATATCTCGTGTGCCCTTGCTCGAGCAAAACTCAAAGTAGTGGATATTGCAAACCTGTGCCATAGTTTTGTTGAATCTTCGTGCTTCTCCATCCATCTCACCAACGGAATCGCCCACAGCCAGTAACCAATCTTGACATTGTCACTGATGTTCTGTCTGGTCCACTCGTAGTCGCTCTGTAAATCTGTGAGATCGATCATGCCCCTGTGATGAAAGTAGGTGCAGATCACACGTATATTTCCATCATTTTCATTGGATTTGCATTGATAGCCTTTGGGGGAATTTGTGGTAATCGGACCCCAGTACATTGTTTGTTTAGCAACAATAGGGGTGATCCTGCCACCGCCTGGATCACTATCTATATAAGTGGGATCTGGTTGTCCGGCCGAGCCCGCTGTTCCAGATGTTAGGTTTCCTGTGGCGTTCCCAAACGCCGCATAGTTTATAGTGAACAGTATGTCAGTGGCGTAGATGGCCTTCCATACACCAGACACCTTGTAGTAGCCCGCTGTCACTTCTTTCCATGCACCTGAAACTTTGTTGAAAATTTGGTTTAATTTTTTCCATTCTCCGCCAACTTTGTAGTTTGCTTTGGATGGAATCGTGAATATCAATACCGCTTTCCCATCACCACCGTTCTGTTGTGAGGTACCGCCCGTCGCAATGCCTGTGCTGTAGTGACCTGATCCAGATCCCGCTGGTGTTATTCCAGATCCTTTGTCTGCTGATCCACCTGCAGGCACAGTGTCTGATCCGGCCTTGCCTCCGAATCCGCCAACATCACCTTGGTCTCCAGATCCTCCAGTGCCGCCCGCGGCTCCACCGCCGCCTGCTCCACCACCACCACCGTTGGCAGAGTGTCCTGCTCCGTTCTCTCCCAATGTTGCTGGTGATCTCGCTGTGGCTGAGTTCGTGTTAGCACCTGTACCACCTGAGGTGTATGAACCACCTCCACCACCACCGGCTCCGCCGCCAGCAAGTGCTAGTACAGTTTGATTTATTGCGGCACCGTCATCGAACAGGGTGACCACAGTGGCTCCTCCGCCACCTCCGCCTGAACCTGATGGTCCGTCAGCACCTGATGAGCCTCCCTTGCCGCCTGAATAATTTGTTAAACTTTTTCCATTTGTTCCGCCACTTGCTCCGGCACCTGATGTTCCCGACTCACCACCGCCACCAACACTCACTGATATGTTCTTAACTCCAGCGTATGAAGTCATGTCTATGTCAGTGGCTGTCACATACGTTCCGGCAGAACCACTTCCGCCAACTGCGACATCGTTTCCGCCTCCGCCTCCGGCTCCACCCCATAGATGTATTGTCAGAAGTGTTGTCCCTGGTGGGACATCAGCAATTCTAACGCCGCCTTCATATGTGAAAGTCTTAGTGACTGTGGACATGGGATTAAGCCTCCCTTACGAACCAGAAGTCCCCGTCGCTTCCGTCACTGCCCGTTGGGTTGGAAGTTGAAACTGTTTTTTGAGATCCACCCCATTGATTGCTTAGAGTGGCCACCGCGCCTATCGTTGGTACATTGGTGTTTGATGTGTCAGTGTATGTAATAGATCCAACAGCACCCAACGTCATTGAAGTTGCTTTGACATTTCCGCCCGCTGTGGTTTTCAAAACTTTGCCCTTGTTGGCATCACCGTCCTCGACTGCGTCCGCCAATCTTATCACCTGTGAGTAACTTTGATTTTCACCCGCTGACCAGTAGTTCTCAGACACATCATAGAACATCCTTGCATCATCCGTATCAGATGTGTCAACTATGAGTCCTGCGTCTACTTCTGAGTTGCCAGAGTTGACCTTGATGAATGCGTCATCATAGGTCGATACGTTAGAAGTCGAACTGTTGTACTCTCCTGATATGTTCAGATTACCTGTGATTGTTACATCACCAGTCAGTGCGATGTTTCCTGATGCACCCGTGAATGCCAGAGGAGTCTTTGTTACACCCCCATCATTGATCGTGAAACTCAAATCCTTGTCTTGAGATGTCTGTGCTATAGTGACATCATTGCTTGAAACTGATATTGTTAATTCCTGTGCGTCACCTATGATGACACCTGTGTCATTGTCCACTGTCAGTGCACCTGTTGTGGTGTCTGACGCATCTGCCCTTAGGAAATTTCCACCTGCGATGACTGTTGCTGAAGTGTTAGACGTGCTAGACACATCAATTGATGATGCTTCTGTCGTTGATCCTTCGAACACCGCACCCAAAGTTGAATTTAGTGTAAGTCCTGCTTTAACTGTTGCAAACCCTGCCTGAGATGCCGATGGGGTAAATGTTTCTTTTGAGAGTATCGCTACCCTTGTGCCACCTGCGTACATAGAAGAGACAACTTTGTTTCCCCCTGCACTGGCCAATGTCTCTATCTTCCAACCTGATTCCGTCTGTCCTGCTGTGAATGCCGGGCCTACCAATTCCCATTTGTCATTGACCTGGTGTGATCTCGAATCTCCTGTGTAAACGAACACTTGATCATTCGTTGCATCCAACCAGAGGTCACCCGCTGATGGTGACGTTGGCAGTGTAGTGCTTGATTTTGCACCACCTGTGGGTTTGAAACTTGTGCCGTCGTACACTTTAATTTGGCTTGTTGTGGTGTCAAACCATAATTCACCCTTCAAAGGTGCTGTGGGTGCCGCGGTTGAGGCCGCGTTCTCCAGCAACTTGACTAGGTTTTCGTTTAATGCTTCACCAAAACCTGAATATGATTTACCAAACAACTGCAACGAAGTGGTGTTGTCCACCGTTCCGTCTGTGATCGTTGTTACTACTGTTCCGTCTGTTTTGTTAATTGTGTACGCCATTTGTGTATATTTAGCACCTTCCCACTACTATATTAATCGTGCCTATTTGCTCTGAATCGTAGTCCTCTAATGCTTTTCCTATTACTTCTCCAACCTGTGGCTCGTGTGTCTTCTTTGCTACTCCATGGTTGTTTGGATCGGTAGACAGCATGTCTCCTTTGACAATGTGTCCTACTACCTTGCAAGGCACTTTACCCATTAGTGCAACAGGTTGTCCTTCTGATTCCGAATTCATCAAGTAAGCAGGTTTGCCACTGATGACGCCCGCAACTCTTGGATCATTGCCTTCTGTTGAAATTGTTACTTCTTTTTCTCCGCCAAACACGACCACTGTGCCAACTTCGTACTCCGCATCAGTGTCGTAGATCTCCGCCAAGTCAGCGTACTGCGCCGATGTTGCTTTAGCATATACAGTGTTGTATTTCTTACTGCTCGAACCTATGTCGTAACTTAATGTTGTATCTGGTAATATCGCTTTCGATGTTAGATTGCCTCCCATTGTGAGGGTTGTCATTGAATTGGCACCAGTGCTGGTGATGTTACCCGTTACATTTCCTGTAAGCGGTCCTGCAAACGCAGTAGATGTTGTTGTGCCTGCAATGTCTAATTTTGTAGTTGGTGTGGTTGTACCTATACCAATCTTGGATTCAGAACCATCTATGGTCATAACTGTAGTTGTTGTTCCGCCGTCGTTGACCTTGAATGTTATGTCTGTGTCCTGTGCAGTGTTAGAAATTATTCCTCCGGAAGCGTCCACCGTCAAAGTTAAATCTGAATCGACACCAACGATTAATCCCCCGTCATTGGCGATGCTGATTGTACCTGATGTTGTGTCGTTTGCGTTGGCCCTCAGATAGTTCGCCGCCGCTACCCCGCCCAGTGCGTCTGCATCAGTGGCCGACCCTGCAAATTTCAAATCCGCTATGTCTGTTGATAAAGTTATTCCTTTTGTTATCGATGAGAAACCTGCTATCGCTGATTTTGGAGTGAAAGTGTCTTCTGATATTATCGCTATGAGGTTCCCATCATTGAACAATTTTGTTATGTTCTGTGATGAATCTCCCGAATCCAATATAGTGTCGTATGTGAATCCATTTGTTGTACCTGTGGAACTAGGTGGTCCCACCAACACCGATGCCGTGCCGTTGTAAAAATAAAGTTGTCCTGTGTCTGAATCTATCCAAAGGTCACCCGCGGACAGACCAGAAGGTGCACTCTGTTGATATGGTGCACTACCTCCTGCTGTCTGGAATGCTGTTCCGTTGTACACCTGCAATTTGGCATTTGTCGAATCCCACCATAACTGTCCTTCGATGGGTTTGGTAGGTGCCGAAGTGTTTGAGAAATTTTCAAGTAGATGTAGAAAATTTTCCGCTATGACTTCACCATAACCTGCATAACCTTTTCCTATGAAACTTAGATCAGTCTGAGTGTTGATCACACCATCCTGTACAGTGTACTGGTTAGGCGAACTAGAACTATTTGTCTTGTTTACAGTGTATGCCATTAGTATCCTGTGTTACCACCTGACGTTGTTCCACTCACTGTGTTTGAAGTTGACAGTGCCGTTGAACTTGTTTCAGTGAAGGTTGTTAAACTCTGTATCCTCAATGTGTAATCTATCTGTATAAGTCTGTTCAATGACTTCTGTACCGGGTGGAATATCACGTGTGTCAACAACTTGTTGGTTGAACCGTTCTCTGTTCCTTCCCAACTCTTGAGGCCCAGTTCATCGAAAACGTAGTCACCGTTGAAATCTGTCGTGTTGTCGAATGCCGCCTGTCCTGTTGGCTCACCGTAGTCCAATGTGCAGGTGACAACGATGTCTGTGTACTTGTTACCGGCAGTGTGTCTCACCTCCATCTTGTTCCTTGTGGTGTCCTTGTTTGTTGCACTGTTGTCATCTACCACTTTGTAATAAGTCTGGTTGTACAATGTTGCGTTTGTGCCTGTTGAGTTTGGTGTGAGATAAGTGATTACACCCGTTGGGTCAACGCTGGTACCACCATTGCCCAATGCGATCTCATGCACGAATCCTGTTGATTTGTTCGCCAATGAATTGGCCAACGCCTGAGACATGTTCTCGTAGTGTATCGCATTTCTCTTGTCTACGATAACCTCACCTGTCTCTGGATCTGAAATCTTTATGTGCCCCGTCATCATAACACCCGTGTTATCCTGAGGTTTACTGTTCTCTTCTTTTGATTCTGTGGGTTTGTTGTCCTGTGTCATCTAGTGTATTTATTCAGGTGCGTTTGTGGGTTCATTAGCAATGAATTTAGCCTGTTGAGTGCTTGATGCTTGTAATCCTTTACCATCCGCTGGATTACCATCTAGTGCCGTGTACCAAACCTGTCCTTTCTTGTGTAAAATTTTAATCTGTGTGCCTGAAGCAGGTGCTGTGCTCAATGTTACAGCAGTCGTGCTTCCGTCCACAGAGTAGTTGATAGTTGATCCATCCTCGCTAGTGAGCAACAATCGTTGGCCACCAATGAATATGTCTAACTCACTAGCGGATGATGGTGCTTGTGATAGTGCGAATGTTGCCGTGCTACCATCACCTGTGAAGGTGTTGGTGTACACAGTGTCCGCATAAGGGATGGTTTGAGTACCAGACGCATCTACCACTTCAGTGCCTGATCCATGCTCCTTAATTCCTGTACCAAGTGTTCCACGTCTTAGTTGTCCCAACGTGTTACCTGATTTCGTAAAGTATTCTATTCTCTCTTTGTCTATGAATATGACACCAGGGAGGTTCGCAGATGCGTTTGGTGTTGGTAGCACACTTGCATCTTCCACTGTTATGGTCTGTGTTCCTGCAGTCATATCTACTGTTAATTTTGTTGTTCCTGTTTTACTGATACGTTTGTAGAACGTCCTATTCATCATGTCCTTGAATATTCTGAATCCTGTGGCACCCGTCGCTGATTCTATAGCAAAGTACATCACATCCAGTCTATCGCTTGAAGTAATCGTCTTGCCGTAGACTGTGATAGTGTTGCCACTTACCAGGTAATCTGATCCTTGTACCAATTGCTCTCCATTCAACCACACGTATGTGTATCCTGCGTTCAGGGTGTCGAACCTCAACTTGAACACGCCACTTGGTCTTCCTTCGAGAACTTCTCTTCTTTGTTTCATTCCCAATGCATTATTAAATGTAGTCACTGACAATACATCACTTGCAGTCAAACTGTAAGGAGATGTTATCGCACTAGGAACTAAAATTATGTCCGTGCCTTCGTTGTAATACTGATTATCTACCAATGTTGATATGCAGATCACATCTGTCGAAGTAGGCACTGATGCAGTCACAAATTCGATGTTTTGATTCCCAATGTCCACAGTGTAGTCGGTGTTTAGATCTTTTTTCGTTCCGTTAACAAACACCTGTACCTGGCTTGCCGTTGTGATTGTTTTTGCTGGATCAACGGTTGAATCATCTTCCAGTCCTGACACTACACCGTATGTGTATGTGCTTCCATCACCCACGTAGTAGGTGTTGTCCGGTCCTCGTAGCACCCTTCCGTTTACTTCTACAGTTGTGAGTCCTGAGAATGGTCCTATGGCACCGGGTGGATATGTCAGCGTGTGTCTGTTTGTTGAACCATCGTAAGTTATGGTTTGATTTCTAACACTTGCATAACTTCTTGTAGATGTTGCGGATTTGTTGAATCCAGCAATCTGTATGTAAGAACTTGCCGCTGGTGCTGAATCGAATATCACTGTGATCGTGTTGGCCGCAGTCGTTGTCGTGTATGCAGTGGTTGGCACTCCGTCTATTGTAACGTACATGTCAGAGGACGTTGAATCTAGATTGAATTCTCCCCTTGTTGAAGTTAAGAAAGTTGTTGTGCTACCGTCACCTGTGAACGTGTTTAGCACTCTGTAATTCTCTCCCGATATTGCAAACACCCTTGTTGATATGACACTGTTGTTTGCAGGTGCAGATGTAAATGTAATTGTTTTGTTTGCAACATTGACGCTGTAGTCTGTTGTTGATTTTTTCACAGATCCATTTACACTCACTGTGACAGAACCTAGCGTTCCTGGATAGTCTCCAATACTGAATGTTGTTGTACTTCCGTTACCTCTGTGATTCATCTCGCTTATAAAAGGCACACCCGACTCTGGCGATGTGTAAACCTTGATGTCTAACGTGTCAAATAGTTGTCCTGGAATAACCTCTTCTGGAGCGTAACTTGTGTCCGGAGAAACGAAATCATCTCCTTCCAATACTATATCACTAGGTGCATGTCCCAATGCTGATGTGAAGAGACCTCCTTTGATAATAGAATCTAACGTCCTGTCATCGGTCGGAGTAAGAACGCCGTCGTCATCGAAAGGTATGAACTCAACCAATGCGTTTGCTTCTGGTGTTTCGCTGATAGTGAACGTTGCGGTTGATCCATCACCCCTGATGACATCTGAAAGTTTCTTCCTTGTGCTGTCATCCTGTGTCAGGTAAACTTGATAAACATCAGTTGATGCTGGTGCAGTGTCAAACGTGTATGCCGTTGTCGATCCGTCTGCTCTGAACGCCTTGACCCTGGAACCTCCATAATTGTCCCATGGGAAGTCATACCAACCCGATTTGTCCCAGCCCGCTTCTTGTGAAAATATTAGACCTGTGACCATTGTGCCACCGTAGTCGACACCTGTCATCACTTGGTCCAGTTCATTGCCTGGCATTCCGGACCCTGGTGTGTAGAATCCTTTGGTCCTGTCCGCCGCTGTCAATCCTGTCTCATTTCCATAAACCTTATATACACTCCCTATGTTGTCATCGAAATCTGTGCTTGATGTGAATGCGTTTGTGACTTTGTAAAGCTCATTGTTATATCTGATGAGATCGTTGTAGGCATAACTTGTGCTTGCCACCCAATCTACTACCCTTGACGTGCTAGACACCCTGTCAAATTTTATAGTTGTGTCAAAATCCCTAACGAGATCATTGTTCAAGTTTGCGTAGGCCTTGGCTGTGTCTGTTGGTGTTGTTCCGTCTATCTTACCACCTGATATAATAACTGTTGGAGTTGCTGTGTAGTTTGCACCTATACCTGTTACATTTATTTTTGTCACTGCACCACCTTGTATAATAGCAGTGGCAGTTGCCGCTGTTGTGGCAGGCGTCACGTACATCTTGAAAGTGCCTGACTTGTCGCTCTCTGACTCCCTGACCGATGCTGTTGGTCCATAGAACGTGTCTGTGTAACCATCAAATGTGTAAGTCTTGGTCGTGCCCGAACCTGAATTCTGTGTGTCATATATTTCCGCCTGCTTCTCGCTAGTGAACAACGGATAGTAGTAACCAAATTGTCCGCTTGTCGCACCTGAACTACTGGTAGCCTGTATCTGGAACGGTCCCGTTGATCCTGTCGTCCCACCAACTATGGTTACTGTTGGGGCAACCTCGTATCCTGAGCCACCTGCTGTGACGGTTATTGACTGAACGTACTTCTTGTGGTAGTCATACCACATCTGGTATGGATACTCTGTCAATTTCGCCGTGTCTGAATCAACGTTCAAACTCCTGATCTTGCCTGTCGTGGCATCATAGAAAGTGGGGTTGTCAAAGTCCGAGAATATACCGTCCTGTGTTTCCGTCTTGTCATAACCCAGTTTGTATTCCCTTAATTTTGTGTGGAATGGTTTGACTTCGTTGATGTAACTTTCTATCCAACTGTCTGTGCCCGTTGTGTATGTCTTCCTTTGGTCCAGTTGTCTGACAGAGTTTTTAGCATTTATGAATGAGGTTTTGAACATCCAGTCCACATACGTCTGTTCAGAAAGTACTTTTCGTAAACCGGTGAAGAACAATGTGTTGTATTCGCCTGCTAGGTCATTTATGAATAGGTCATCCCTCAATGCAGTCAACACTTTCCTGGTCTCCGTGCTTGGTTCTTGGTCAAAGAAGTTGTCATCGAAGTTGTCCTGTCCTGCAAAGCCGGATGCATCTTGGCTGTAGTCGTAAAGTCGAGTGCTCAACCTGATGGTTCCGTTTTCTGTTCCCACGTTTTCCCATCCGTCCGCCGTTCTCATGAACAGTTTCCATCCACCGGTGTCCGCACTTGTGACGTTGACATGTTTACCTATAGCAAGGTCCAGTGTGTCCAGTTCGTATTGGTACGTTACCTGTTTGTCTATCTTGGTGTTCTCATCATGCACCATATCTCCGTCTGTCTTGTACCAATCCGTGTACCTCCAGTATGCAGAAGTGTTGTAGGTTTGTATCTTGGTCCTTGACCATTCCGTGCCATCCCAGGTGTATATCGCCCAGTAGTTGTTGGCTGTCTCATCTGCCTTGACCAAGTAGTTCGTGGTGCCTGATATGTCTGTTGTGTTCACATATGTCAATTCCGCGTATGTGTCCACCGAAGCGTCCCATTCGCCGCTCTGTGCTGTGGGTTCCGGATCTTGGGAATCCAGGTTTGTTAGATTGACCTGTCCCACCAGTTGATTTTTCTTCAATACACTGTTTGCGTAGTCTATGATCTCTTTCAGTGCATCATACCTGTCCACGTACCAGCTCTGTCTCGGTCTGATGTTGTTGCCGTATCTCTCGTTCAGCGGAAGATTTAAATCTGGTACAATGTCACCTGCAGAATTTTTACCTATCAACGAGTCCCACCAACGAGTCTCTATCTGCTGTCCTGGCCTGTAGTCGGCATCGCCTTCCCTGACCAATTTCCAAACACTGTGTGAATCACCCTCAAATGTGTTTGTCCTTATATCCACATTCAGCACTACATCGTCATTGGTTAAATTTGATATGTTGTTCAATAGTAATTTGTTGGTGTCAGTGATAGAATAATACTTGTAATCAAATGCCCTAGGATTTGCAATCAGGTTGGCAACAAACGCCACTGTGTTCTTCCTGTGTTGGTGTATGTGTTTATCTCCGTCTAATCTGTTTGCGGGCAGTGTTGTTTTACCTTTAACCCAGTAGTAGTAGAAGTTTACGAAACTATCTAGTCTTGAATCATACTTCTGCACCACAGTGTAATTGGAATCATCACCGTACAGTGCAGTTCCTGATATTGTTGATCCTATGCCCTCAGCCCTGGTGTTCCATTCACTCGGCAGGAGCCTTGACTCTACCCATTCATAAACATCTATGCTCGAACCTGGGAAAGTCTGTCCCCAGTGATTGTGCTTGTATTCCTGTGTGTCTTGTTCGTACCACAACCATTTGACCGTTGACAGATCCCACCATACCTCTCCTATGTGTGTGTCCGCCCAAGGTGTCTTGATGTTTGCTTTGTCTCCCACGTTGTAGGTCGCTGGATCCCACGCAGTCTTGATGTTGATCTCCCTGTCTGCTATACCAAGGATCCTGCCTTTTATAGGATCATATAAATCATAATAGTCTCGTATTTGTTTTGTTTTTTTATTAAATTCAAAAACTTTGCCCAGTTTATCAGTATCCATCAACGGTGTTTCAGATACTAAGTTCTTCCATGCATATTGACCATTCACTGTAAGATCGTAACACGCTACAGTACCATCATTTACTACCTTGGTGCTTCCATCTGACGTTGTGTTGCCGTCGTCTTTTGGTGCACCAACAAAAACAGAATTGTCAATGACACAAACGCCTCTGCCAAAGTCATCGTCTGCTGTGACATTGTCCGCCATTAGTCTGTCATCCACGACGAATTTCGTGTTGTACATGGTTGCCGTGAATGCCCCTCCGGATCCTGTGTTGCTGTCCACTATGGTAGTGTCCTGTAGGTCAAATGTTGTCTCCCCTGCGTCAAATTTCATTTCCCTAGAGCTGGCGAAGTTTTCAGCACCTATGATCAATCTTGTACCAGCATTGTTAATGTCTAGGCTTGTCCCAAACTTCATGTTGGTGCTCGAACTTGGTGCACTTATGGTTTGTTGCAGTGTATATGTGTTGGTTGAATCGTCTGCGTTCCATTTGTAGTAGTATATGGCTCCTGCATCTGGATGTGCAGTGCCGTCGACACCCGGTGCACCTATGATAAGTGTGGTACCATCCTTGCTCATTGCTATAGATTCGCCAAACGCTGTGTTGATACTTGAACCGTCTGAAGCCACACCCGTTATGGTCTGTGCAAGTGTGAATGAATTCTGTGTGCTACCATCATTGCTCTGTGATGTCTTAATGAATATCTCTACCTTGCCCGCGTTGCCTGGTGCGAGTGAACTTACAGCCAGGATGTCACCGTTGTCGTTAACCTGAATCCTGTGTCCGAATCTCTGTCCTGAACCACCTGCTGGTGATTCTATGGTGTAGTCCTGTGTCCAAGTGTCGTATGTTGATCCGTCTGCACCCACTCCCCATGTGTACATGTACACCCGACCCCTGTCGTTGTCATGACCTGGTGCGGAAACGAAAAGATATTTGTCTGCTGTTGTCCTTGTTGAAGTGGTTCCTGGTTCTGAAATCTTGTGTGACCACCCAAAGTTGGCATCCTCATTCAATGTTGATCCATCGGTTGGTGCCCTCACTGTGTCAAGTATACCGTACTTGAATGTGCTTGGATCCCATATGTAAATTTTAATCAGTCCCGAGTCAATGAATCTAGTGCTTCCGTCGGCCCCAACCGCATTGGCATATGGTGCTCCTGCTACCACAAAGTTCTCATCTGTACTCATTGATAGAGACTCACCCAACCTGCTGGTGTTATCGTCGTTGTCGGTCATAGTGGCCGTTGACTGTGTCTGTAGAGTGGTTCCTGGTTCCGCTGAACTTCTGAACTGGAAGTGTACCTCGCCTTGCCCTTTGCCTGGTGCTGATACTACCACTGTCCTTCCATCGTTACGTGCAACAATCCTGTGTCCAAACTCCTGTTCCGCAGTGCTGGCATCTGGGGATAGGACTAATCCTGTGGTGTATGGATCCTGTTTCTCATACACACGCCACAGTCCCGAACTGTCCGCGTCAGCGAACACTTTGTCTCCTGGTTGTTCTATTGCGTCATTCTTATCAGTGTACTGATCGTATTCCAACAGGTCATTGACGTTATCCATTGACGCTAACCTAACAGATACAAACTTGTAGATGTTTCCATAACTGTCCGCTGTGGATCCATCTTCCAGTGCAGGTATAAATCCAACATTGCCATCATAATCTATGATCACCGTCTTGTGGTCTGGTGTTGCACTGACCTGATACACACCGTTTAGTGTTGATTCCTCACTGTTTGATATGCCAAAGTAATCTGCCTGTGTTGTTGTGGTGCCCGCACTCAAATTGTGAGAATCGGTGAATGTTATCTCCAACTGTGTTGCATCGTTGATAAGATTTAATGTTGCTATTTTGATTCCTGCACTCGTAATCCTTAACACGTCCCAGTCTCGGTTGCTCTTGTTGGCAATCCATATTAGGTCATTTGTTGTTATGGCGTTTATGTCGAGATTCAGTATCTCGTCTATGTTGAACGCAGTGTGTTGTACCTGTTGCAGTTGAGGATATCCTGCAGTCTTGAAGACTTGTGCTGTGTCCCTACTGACACCTTCCTTGGTGTAGTCCAATCTCTTGAATGTGGTTGATGCCGTGTACTCAACCGGCTTGTAGTAGAAATTGTCTTTGACTATGGCGTCTGATCTCGCATATTCAACGGTGTCCGATGATATATCAAGTAATTCTATACTCTGCGGATCTGCTGTTATCTCATCATCTTTCAATGTGATCTGTATGTTCTCTATGGAATCTGTGTTACCAAAGTTACCCGTACGTATCATCCATTCAGGATAAAGATCAAGTGTGATGTCCTCTCCCTCATACTTGGCCTTCAATATCTTGTCTATAGCGTTCTGTGTGCCTTTCTCCCTGATGTATCCTTGATAGAACTTGTACTGCGACACATCATTGACGAAAAGGTTCTCCAAGTAGTCCCTGCTCTGATATCCAGTCAGCCTCTGTGCCAATTGCTGTTGTGATTCATCGAAGTTGTTGGTTTCTAGTTCATAGAAATCATTGAACTGTGCTATCTTGTACTCGAAGTTGGGTATCAACTGTGGTGCTGGTTTCTCATCTTTGAGTGTCCAGTTGGTTTTTTCGAAAGTGGCACCGGAGTTGTGATTGGTTTTTGCCACATAGAACTTGCCTTGGTATTCAACACTGTCACCTATCCTGTAGTCTGTGTTTGCAAGCCAATATGTGACCTGTGCGGCGTCAAACACGAAGCCTGGTGCGTAGTAGTCTCCATTCCATCCTGCTGTTTTCCAACCCACTAGTTTCAGTCTCTGTTGTCTAAATCCTGTGAATGTGTCATAGATAATGTCTGAGAACACTGTGCTATTGTCCAACAATAATACGTGTTCCTTCTGTACGGTGTTCAGTGCTATGTTGTAAAGACCCACTGTGTCTGATTTAATCCCCAGTTCAAAAGTCTTGCCAATTCGCTTGGTAGATATCCCACTGATGTCAATCTTTCTACCGCCCGAGTCTAGCAGTGAATAGTCACCTGCCAGGTTCCTCAGTTTTCCCACAATGCTGTTGTTGGTGTCTAGTTCGAATCCATCCGCGGCTGGAGAAACGGTTATCGCTGATCCTGGTGACCATTCCTGTGTGGTCCAGAATAAAAATTCACGTACAGCGTTTGACCAGTTCAGTGTTTCTTTCAGTTCGTTCGAGAACTTGTTGAATCGGAATCCTTGTGATTCAAGCCATTGTCCATAGCCAAACAAGAAGTCTGCAACGTCCTGAATGGTGTCAAACACGTGACCATATGGTATGGTCTGTGTTGTTTCTTGATATGCAGTGTACTGCTCTACCACCATTGATCCCTCAACGGACACTGCTGTCGCTGTGGTGGTCTTGACCGGATAGTTGAAATTGAAGTAAGGTTTAGTAGTACTGTATCCTAACACTTTGTATCCGCCCAGTATTGTAGAACCATCCTGGCTGATATCTGTGTTCTTCTCTATCAGCACACCGGAATATTGGAAACTCTCTACAGGGTTTGAAGTCCTGAAAAGTATCTTGTAGTTCTCGTCTGGTATGAATTTTGAACCAGACTTTGAACCTGGTGAAACACTATCAGTAAGAATTTTTATATTGTCCTTGTCCGTGAAGCCACCCAACTTGTATGCCAACTGCACAGACAGGTTCTTCATCTTGTCGTAGTAGAATGTCTTGGTGTCTAGGTTCCTCGATATCAGGTAGTTGACCACGAAAGGTTGGTATCCCGCCGTTTGGTATCTGGTTGTCACTCCCGTTGCTAGATTTGTTTCTGTCTCCAAGTGATATCTTGCTGTTGCCAGTGTTTTCCTTAAACCCGTTTCTGTGTAGATTTGATTTCCAGCGACGTTGGTTGTCAGCCTCGATGGATCAAAGAGGTTAGAGAAGAATTTTGCCGGTTTAGTCAACGCCAGAGTTTTCATCACCGTAAACGGGTAAGCACTCGACCTCCTCCATGACGTCTCCGCTGGTGCTTGATCTCCAAACTTCCAGGCGTTCTGTCTTCCCGGTATGTCAAAGTCGTCAACAAGTCCCGCCGCCAATGGATCCAGTAGGTTACCCGATGCGTCAACAGGTAGGTAGTCCCTGATCGAAGGCTTGCCGTATCTGCCAGGTTCCGTTGCTATCGCATTCCAAAGCACATCGTTGCCAGATGTGTATGGTGCGGTGCCGTAAGTGTCATCCCACTCTGTGGGCTTCTCCGAATGGCCCAGCATCTCCCATGGTCTCACATGTGGAGCGTCCGTGTCATAGAAATATTTGTAAATGCCCCTCCAGTGTCCTGGCAGGTTCTCGCCTATCAATCTACCTTTCGATTTAGCATAGTTGTACGTGAAAGGTGATCCTTCTGAGAACGACGTGTTGTTGATGTACTGGACGTTGTTACGACCCGCCCACTGATAGAAATCCGGTCCCATCACGCTATCCACTTCTTGTAAGTTGTATTCTGTTGACGTGAAAGCACTTGGTGACACATCATGTATATCAATCAAAGACGCATCATAGTCGACTTTTATGTTGTTGTATATCCTTTTCTCAAGTTCCAGTATTAATTCATCTCGCTCGTCACCGTATGCCTTGATTATCGATCCATCGTGCTTCCTTATCACTGCGGTATCAGTCAAATAGGTTGTGTCTGTGAACGCCTCAGGAATGAACTTGGGATACATTCCCAGTTTGGTGGGTGACGGTGGCATGTAACTGCCTGTGGTGTCAGCGTAGTCCTTGATCTCGATCTTGTCGCCCTCTGCTAGAGTTTTAGTAATGTTGACGCTGTCGTCTGTGGTGCTGAAAGTGTAATCTATGCCCAACAATAACTGCACACCATTAAGGTACACGTAGACCGCCCTGTTGCTCAAAGAGGTAATGTCGTGTTGTGAGTCCAATGCATAGTCTGTCTGTGATGAACCCATCACTGTGTATGATCTAGTCGATACGTTTTCTCCCCAACCCACCATGTCCTCGTAGAAGAACGGGAAGGTGTTGTTCCTGCCTGGTGTGATGGCTGTGATTATCTCATCAACCCTGTCCGCGGCCACTCCCTCGTATGCTGTGCCTGTTGCGTGTGTGAGAAATGCATTGTACCATTTCTCATACTCCTGGTTCACATAATCTGTTGCTGTGAAGAAGTTGCTTTCCTGGTCTATGGCGCCAAAAATAGCAGGAAGCAATGGTGCCTCGTGCTGGTGTATGCTACCACCTTTCAACCTCGCATCTGGTTTGTCCCTCAGGTTTGACACACCAGGTATAGCACCAGTGACATCCTGATTCTTTTCAAAGATGTCTTTGACATGGTTCAAGATCTGGCCAAACGTGAATGTGCCCAACTGCTGGTTGAGACTGTTTGTCGCAAGGTTTTCTGGTATCTCGTAGATGCCTTTGTCAGCCACCTTGTCGGCACTGCTGTATGCGGCTATCCTGATCTGATCATTTACTTCCAGTGATTTGTTGAATTTTACGTATTTGTTTTTTGTTCCTGTCTCTATTGTGTAATCTGTTGTAAGTGTCTTCCTTGAACCGTTGACAGACACTGATACTTCAAGATCAGTTAGGTCCGCCGAATCCTTGTAGAAGTCGATCGGGAACAACTGCTTCTCGGTTGCGTCGACTATGAATGTACGTATCACACGTTGTTTACTTTCCGCGGTCCTTTTTATCCAAGCACTACGTGAATTGTGTGTTGACCTACCTGTGGTGTAGTGTAGGTGTCCCTCGGCCAAGTTCTTCGTTATCGTCGAAGTTCCACTCTTGTAAGTGAACGTACCTGATGTGTGGTCCGAATCAAACACTATATCTCCCACGTTGTTGATGGTGTTGTACTTGACTTTGATTCCCAGTACAGTATCAGTGGTCGCTGTGTCTGACGTGGCAAAGGCAAAAACCTTTGCTCCCGCGAAAGTCGAGTTTGGATATGTTGTGGCATCGTCGAAAGGTGTGTGATCGTTGTCAAACATTGAGAACAACGGTTGTTGGTTCACTCCTGTCTTCTCCTGTGCTTGTATGAATGACTCTGTGGTGCTGTCATAACGGAAAGTCTTTCCTTGGTTCGTTGTCCCGAACTCTATGAATATCGAATCATTGTCAGTTGGTGTGGCATCCGATGCCTCTGTCAAGTTTATGACCTGTGTTGAGTCTCCCGCTGTTACAAAGTTAACATCATAGATCTTGTTCTTTACCAAAGGATCAGTGTCTGCCGCAAACACCACCCTCATTCCGTCCGCTAATGCAAGTCCATCCACAATGTAACCAGTCTGTTTGACCACTGAGCTGAATGCGTCCGTTGTCACTGTGTCATAGAGCGTCACAGATTTTTTGGCCACTGTGCCGTGGTTGTAAAGTGCCAATCCAGAATCAAATTCTATTATGGGCCTCTTGGCCCTGTCGTCTTCGTTCAGTGTTGGTGTGAAACCACCGATCCTCGCTGTCTCCTCTATTATGGATCTATGG